GGGACGAATGCCGGGCCGGCCTGAGCTGTACCAGCTATAGCTGCTGGTGGAATTGCACCACCAGGCTGCTGGATAAACGTCGTTGCTTCTGATGCCAAACTGTTCGCAAGAACGCTAGGCAAATTGAATGGTTCGTTCTGTGGCATTGAAAATCCTTCTGTGCATTAAATATCACACTGATAATTTCGAAGAAGGACTAACGTTTTTTGATGATAAGTTTCAAATCCGTGCAACCTGGCATTGCTATCAGTCGGTGCCAGCAAAGCTCGGGAATAAAATAAAAAGCATTTTCCATAATGGCAACTGGCAGCTGATCATCTAACTGCAGCATCCACCCAGAACCTTCGACCAGCTTCACGATGCGATCTTCAGGATCCTGGTGCCATACCATCTCCTCAGCATCAGCTGCTCTAAAGTGTCTTAGAAATTCATTTTGTCCGAGGGTCTCTTCTGTGAAGGGCAAATCCCTCATTACCACCACTGCTTAGAAGTCTTTTTCAAACCGAGAGACTTCCAATATCTCGGAAGACGACAAGACCAATATCCTGGCTTGGTTTTGTCTTCCTTTTCTTTGCTTTTGCATTTGTGACGAGCGACAAAAGACTTGACTCTCTCTGGATCTTCAATTCCCACTGACATGCCTTCTGCACCAAAAGGCACTTTTTTAACGTTCTTCGTCTTAGGGTCTCGAACATAAACGTAGAATTTTGCAGTGCCGCCGCGCTTTGGTTTATCGAGCTCAACTTTTTTGCCTTGGTACTCTGCTTCTACCAACTCTGCTGGAATCGGAATGTCCAGAGGGACTCGGCTGCCTTCGTAAAGGCCAAACTCTCCGATGTCTGTAGATAGCATTTCGCGCTCGAACCAATCCAGGTCACTTGCGTTTTCGTGCACTCTTTGCTTGATCTGCCTGACTTGCTCGTAGAACTTTTTAGACCATGGACGATAGACAATGTCACTTATCTTTTGCGGATTTTCCCACGAGTTGCGCAGAGACTCACGGACAATGTCTCTCAATACACTTTCATTTTTCGAGCCGTAAAGAGCCTTGGGATCGTATTTCTGATCGTTGTAGGATCTAACCATAACCATATCGACGCCGTCGATCTTAAGCAAACCTGATTCCATGTCCGGCACATCAAACCTTGCATCGTCGTTGAAGCCAATGGAAACGTTTGCCATATTTTTCCCTTCGGGTGCTGTTTGAAGCTGTCCCTCTTGGGAAACAGTGATAACGTTTGGAAGTCCCCGAATGTCGGTCAAGATGTCCATGAGATTTCTGCGCCTTAGATTGACGCGCAATCGAACACCAACTTTCACAATGTCTTCGTAATCTTCTTTGAGCATTCTGCTTGATTCGTTCAAGTTCAATTGGTCACCCACCTTGATGGCCAGTTCGTCGCAAGTGTTTGCTGGGAGCTCGATCACGTGGTGAACGTCACCATCGCAGTGACTTTTTCCGACGTGCGGACGCATCCCGTCCTTTTTAATTATGACTCCACTGGCATCAAGGTAAAGGATGTCCAGGGGGATGTGGGTGTTTTTCATGTGAAAACGAGCAGGTCCACCTCCCATCTTAAATAGCATTCCAGTGCCGTTCGGCATGTACTTTCTGTGCATCATGCCGCGGGCTTTTTGCTCAGGCGTCTCGGCAACTTCAACCGAAAAGGGGTAGCCGCCGATCTCTATTTGTCTAGTACCAGATTCTGCCGATGACATCGATCTTTCCTTTGTATTTGTCTTTGAACCATCTCATGAGGTGACCAATTTCTGGTGCCATCATTTTGCCAAAATCCAGATATTCAATCGTCGGGTGTCGATTCACGATCTCTTGGGCCAAAAGACGAGCGTGGCCTTTGCCTCGCTGATCTCCTCGGACATGAAGATAGTCCAGGTAGACGCCTTTCGGATCGCCGTTATCGTGTTTCATGTCGATGTGGTAATCGATAAACCCGACTGTGTGTGGCGGAGCACCTGGAATCACTTCATCCAAAACGGGCTTTTTAAGCATTCGCCTTCCGCCCTTCGTCCTAAGTCGATATTTCGTCAAGGTTTTATAATATCGTTCGCCTTCCTTTGCGTCAGGCTCATCTTTGTCAACAATGATCAGTCTTTTTTTACCGTGCGAAGGACTCTGAATGCCGAAATACTCCAAGGGAGAATAGCCGACGTCTTCAACTTCGGGCGCCTCTGACATCACGCTCTCGACGATTTTTTTGATGCGTTGGCGAGACTCTAGTTGCACCTCAGCTTCAAGATCGCTAAGGGTCTCTAGATCTATCGGTTGATCTTGCTTCTGAAGTCTGGTAAATATTTGTGGTTCTTTTCTCATTTCAAAGCCCTGTGCTCGTTTCAAGGTCCCAAGGTCCGTAGTGCTCATGCTCAACCATCTTTAGCCTTGCCACTTTCCAAGTATATTCGTGATAGTTTCCTATCTGTTTAATGGCACCTATCGCCTCATAAATGGCACGTGGCATGACAACATTGCGACCATTAGACCGATCGATTACGTTGCCTGAGTTTTCATCAACCACATAAGCGTGTCCAAAGTTGGTGCCTTCTAACTGTCCTTGCCCGGCCACTTCGGCGTGAACTATGGTGTAGGGGCAGTCGCCACCAAACATGCATTTGTCCATGACAAATTGAGCTGCGGCCTCATAGCAGTTTCCTAATGCTTGCATCTACAATCCTCCGTCACGGTGCTAAATATCTCTTCTAATCGGCAAAATATCCTTGACGAACTCAAGTCTTTTGAAATCTCCGTAGTCAACCCAAGCGCATTGCCCGGCTCGCGTGCTGACAAATTCAACTATGACGCCGACCTGCGAGCCGATTTTCGAATGAGTCACGAAGTCTCCTTTCGAAAAATAGTCCTTTGTTTCTTTGACATTGCTCATTTTACATGCACCCAAAAATGAACGAACCAACCAGCAACAACGAATAAGTGCCAAAACGTGTGTGACCACTTAGCACTGCTAAAGTAGAAAAATAGACCGCAAGAATAAAACAAAAGACCAAAAGCAATTGGCATCCAAACTTCTGAAAACGCGAATGCTGCCATCAAGGCCGCGGCCGATAAGATAATCAAGGCCGTGTCTGTAAATCGCGATGGCGTGGATTGGAAAATTACCGGCAAAGAAAGGACGCAACACAAAAGCAGCAGGCTGGCTCCAATATAAATGGGAAGAAAGTCGTAAACCGATGCCGGTATAAGCCAAAAAATTGAAGCAATGTCTAAGCGACGGAAGAAAGACTTTGCTTTAATGTTCGTGCTAATGTGATACAGGAAAGAAAAACCGAATGTAAGAAGCGAAAAGAGCAGAAAAACTTGACAGCGGTGCCCTAACAGCAATCCATGTCCGGCGTACACCGCGACAGGAATATGCGTGCATGCGTTTAGCGCCTCTTCACCCAACGATCTCCCGTAGTGGCTCACGGCCCCTCTCAAACGGTTGAATGCCTACCAGTCAGACGTAGCGTCACCTTCTGATTTTTCGATCACACGATCTAGCCATTTGAAAAAAAGCGATGAGCAAAACGAGGGAAAAACTACTAAAATTGCACTTGTTGAGAATATAGACCAAAACAAGATTTCGCCAACTATTTCCATCGCCGCTCCCTTGTTTATAACTATAGAGCCCCCGTCAGCTTTTTTCTGAGATTGCTGATAAAATGCGCTTTGAATGAATTATTTTTTTGTGGATCTCTCCGGACTTAATTCTCTCGCGATTTTTCTCGATTTCAGTCCATAGAGTCTTCTTCATGGGCCACATGAAATAGTACTTCGATGTGGTGAATTGTTTGGTGAGAAAGTCGTCGTCTGCAAACTGGTTGTACTTTTTGAACAACACTGCGTCTGTCATCGCGTAGCCCCTAAGTTCCCAGAAGGCCCTGAAAGGCGCCGGCAGGGGAAGCAAGAAAAGCAGGAAGATTAGAGCGATAGGGCCGACGAAAAAGCCCATTAGTGCAAAGATCGACATGCACTGCGGAAAGAGATAGCTGAGTCTGAAGACTGCAGACCCTACCATTTTTTCATCACCGATGTGAACCATCTCGTGACACATTATTCGCGCTGCAGACTCTCTGTTCTTTTCGAGCCACTCGCGCGAAGGAAAGTAAACTGTCTTTCCGATCACGGTAATGTAGTTGGTCATGAACTTCTTATTGAAGAACAACAACCAAGAAAGTAGACGCATAAGCTTGCTCTCGTTTTTGAATGAAACTTCTACGTCATAGAGCTCACGACCGAGCGTTAGAATCCTGTCATATGAATCATTACTGATACTCATTTGACCACCTCCATGGAGACTAAATATCACCTCGGGGCAGTATAACCTTCTTTGCGCAAGAGTGTCATTCCTGCTTCGCTAGGAGTGCGGCTTCCTTTTTTGATGTTACATGGCCCACAGCAAAGCACTAAGTTGGACCAGGCATCTGCGCCCCCTCTGGATTTTGGCAACACGTGGTCAATGGTAGAGTCATAGAAATCGAGGTCTTTAAGGCAGTACTGGCATCTCGCTTCGTCACGAATAAAAATATTTTTTCTATTAGGCCGCCTGGTCTTCGGTGGGATCTTGATTTTACCAAGAAAAACACCTTGCCTGAAGCGCACCGTAATTGGAAAAGGCTCGAGGCCGTCGACGGTTCCAATTCGAATAGTCGGATGCGTTTCAACGACTTCTAATCGACCGGTGTACACATCCTTTAGTGCATCCTGCCAAGAAGCATGGTACAGTGTTTCGTACCCAGTGCTGAGCACTTTTACTAGCGGTTTTGTTTCAAGCACTTCTTCTTCCACGTGATTAATTAGCTTCGTTGATATACTATCACTTTGCTACAAGTTTTTCAAGGCACCAAGCATGCAACTCTTTATACTCTCTTGTCTGTTAATCATGATGCACACAACCATATGGTACGCGTCAAATCTTCAACTTATCATAAAAAATCAGACTTACGCTTTGCTGTGGGCTGTAATCATTGGTATACCTGCAAACATATTGGTTTTTTACGTGACAAAATTAGGACATGCCCAATTTCAAAGCCTTTGGACTGTTAGACTGTTGGCATTTGGAGCATCGTACTTTGTCTTTCCTGTCATGACATACTTTTATCTCAATGAGTCCCCGTTCAATCCAAAAACTATGACATGCATATTTTTATCTTTTGTCATTATGGCGATTCAGATTTTTTGGAAAAATACTTAATGGCATGAACGCCATCAAGGCAAACTTCCTGTTCTTCTATATTTTCGTGCTGAATCTGATCGATGCAGTGCTGACGCACTATAGCGTGGGAAACAAGCTCGCAACAGAACAAAATCCCCTCATGGACTACCTACTAGAGATTCATCCAAGTTTATTCTACCTTTGCAAGATGGTTTTGGTTATATTAGGCTTAGTTCTGCTCAAACGCCTAGGAAAGAGTGCTGGCACGCAATTTGCCCTTGTTTTATGCGCCGCTGTTTATACCTGGATCATGAGCGTCCATTACAGCATTTTGAGATAAGAAATTCTCAAACCCCGCACGAATATAAACTATTTTTTTACTTTTGTGCAACTTTTTAAATCGATACTCAGCTTTTAGTGCCAGCGATTTGCTTTCACTAACAGGCGCAGAAGCAACTAGCTTGACAGGTAGTCTAGACCTAGTATACTTTGCGCCCTTGCCTGAATTGTGTTTTTGCACGCGGGACTGCACATCTTTTGAAATGCCGCAATAAAGAGAACCGTCGCAGCATTCAACAACGTAAATGTGCCACACTATCGATCGACAATAGAGAGCTCAGTAGTTCTTACAATTGCAACCTGCCCGTTGGACAATAGGACTTTAGCATATGCTTCTACAGGAGGAACGCCGCCGACCATCAACATGACGCCAGCCGACTGCTTGTAAAAAATTTCCGCGACTTCGCCTGCAATGTTTGGATCTAAAAACGCTCTGACCTTGTCGCCAACTCTAACTTGTCTCATGCTTTACCTACTTTCGTCATTAGTTTGCTCTTGGTGCGCAAGAGCACTTTGTCAATAGTTTCCATCTGAGCTTCTTTGTGATTTGAAACTTCAGATGCTTTCAACTCGTCCAGCATTTGCCAAGTTGATTCAAGTTCGTCGACCAATTCATCTAAAAGTTCAAGTGCATCGTCCATGGCATCTGCAATTCTATTGACATCGCCAGATCCATTTTCTTCTCTCAAACGTTCGATTCTATCTGTATACGAATCCATTCTTTGATTATTTGTTTGCCAACAAAGAAGTAAAACAGAGTATAGTTTTATTTTACTTTTGAAATGCCTTCGGCACGTCCGCTTGCTAGATTCATGACCACATCGAAGACTGGATTTCTTCCGTTTCGATCCTTGACGTAGACTCGCATCATCATCTGGTCCTCGAACTCGGGCTCCACGCGTTCATTGTCACTCAGGTTCTGGTGCGGTACGATTCTGACTGATCTCACGTCGTATGGAAGAAAGGCAACTCGCTCGCTTACTTTTGCCCATGCAGCATCCTTGAGTTCTTTCATGCGGCTTCGACTGGGCATTGTAGCAGCTTCGCTCAGCATTCGCATCAGGTCTTCTTTGGTAGTGACATCACGTGGGTCAAACTTTTGTCGAGTCGGTTGCACACCTGATACCTGGCCTTGCTTTCGCATCTTTTTCATTACCTTGCGAGCCAGTTCAGCATCCTCTTCTCTGACGACTAGTTCCATTCTTCGGTCACCGTACGAGGCATCGACAAAGGCCAAGGCATACTTGGGACCAGCACCGACATGAGGAACACCGGCATCTCCAAGTGGATCGTAGTCCATTGCTTCTTTAATGATTCTTCTAAGTTGATTCTTTGTAATTTTCATGGTTTCTTTCCTTTCAAATTTCGACTCATAAATCCCCTCAGACCTGAAGAGCTTTAAGTACTTGCGAATCTTCTTCTGCAATCGATTGGTAAACTTTTCTTTCGGATGGTCCTTGTAATACTCAACGAAATTGTCGCTCATCTCAGCATCAAGGTCATTAGCTAACTTCTCGAGATCTGCGACATCTGCAGTTGCAACCATGAGCTCAGCTTTTTCTAAACCGAATTTCTGTGCTAGTCTGTCTGCAAACTCGTGACCGAAAGCATCGATCTCAATGTGCGACTTGAGATAGTCTTTTCTTGGCGCGCCTTCAGGCGGAATCAGCCCCCACTCCTCAAACTTCTTCTTGGCTGCCTTCCTGGATATTCCCATGTCTTTAGCCAGAGAATCGTATTGACGATCGTGAACCATTTCATGGCGAATGACGGTTGCCACTTCTTTGGCCACCACTTTGGGATCAACCAATGAACTATCGAAGTCTTCAACTGACACCACAGCATAGAGATCGACAACGCCTTTGCCTCTAGAGTTTTGGCCGGCGCCGGCGCTCACTACAAAGCGATTAGGGTTATCATTGTCCTGCAATTTGGGAGAAGAAAATTCATCGATGCTAATGACAGCGAACTTGATCGGTATGTTAAGCTCTTTAAAATAATTGTTGAGCGCCCTGTTCAGCGTGCGGGCTGCATCAGTCTGCTCGAGATTTCTGTAAAAGTCAGCATACTCGTTGTCTTCTAAGTGAAAGCCTGACTTCTCAATTACATCTTCCAGGCCGCCATAAAGATCTCTGGGAATGGGCAACGTTTGCTCTTCAATCAATCCCATGTTTTTGTAGTAGTCACTAATCTTTCGCAAGTACTCTGGCTCCCACTCGTTCTCGTGGCCTTCGCGGTCGAGAAACAAATTTGATGAAGTCGCTGGCACATATTGCTGATCAGGTTGAGAACCAGAATATTTCTTTTTCATTCTATTACTCCGCCTAGAATCCTTGATCCGCCGCCACCCATGGGTTCTGGCTTATCAGAATAGTTGTCACCGCCGGCATGGATGATAATCGATCGATTGCGAACATCTTTCAGAGACAGCCTGGGCGCAAGGAGAATAGCATCTAATGTGCCATCTTCTAAAGCGTATGCTCTAGGAAGATCGCCTAGGTGTCCTGAACCATAAGGGCCCAAGTGTTTACCTGTGCCTTCTGGGTCGTAATGGCCGCCGGCTGCAATACCTGCTTGCATTTTGCCGTCTTTTTCTCCCGGGCCTACATTCGGATTTTCGTGAATATGGACTCCGTGCTCGCCTGGCTCTAATCCTTCTGCTTTCAAGCGGATTATCAAACCCATGTCCGTTTGTTCAAAATTGGCTTTCCCAGCAGGCTCACCAACGCCTTCATCGGACAGGCGCCGCAGTATCGCAGTAGAATCTACAAAATCTGCCTCTTCAACTTGCTCAAAGAGGTGGCTAAATACTTTGCGAATCATGACGCACTCGACATGTTAGCAACTGCATCAATCGCATCCAAAACTTCTTCAGTAGTTTCAGCCGTATCAACAATTGTGCCTGCCAATTCAGGCACTGAAGAAAAGGCTTCTTGAACTAAAGTCCATATGTTAGCACCGGTCTCAGCGCCTTCGCCAATCTTGATTCCGGCCATGCCACCTTCACCCAAGGATAAAGCTAACTTGCCACCTTTGATTGCAGAATAGAGTTCCATGCCAGTAAAGGACATAGCAGCACCAAGCAAAACACCAAACATGACGTTTGCAGCCAAGCTTCGTTTGTTTTCCGGAATTCCCATTTTAGCAGCAAGTTTTTTCAGAGCGCCCAAGTAAAGATGGTGAATGTACTCGCTAATCTCGAAAAATGTCTTGCCTTCTTTTTCTGGGTCTATATTATCCAGGCCTAGTCTGTTTAAAACTTTTGCAATACCTTTGGCCATATAACCTAGAATCTTAGCGATGCCAGATGCGGATATAACCGCACCGTAAAGAGTCACTAGCATACTTTCGTTCAATCGATTGTGATCAACAGACTCTTCAATCGTTTGATCATTTTCGAACTCTTCAAAAGTCATCGACTCCAGATTTTCAACTTCGCTATCCAAAGCTGCTGCTAGAGCCTTCAAGTTAGAAGCAATTTTTTCAACAGCTTCTTTTTCTCTTTGTTCTCTGAGCTTAGCAACATCGCTGGTTAGTAGCGCAGTTCTCATCTGCGTGCGAATTCTCGCTCTGATCTGTGATTCTGTTAGCATTTATTTTACTGTTTTAGTCCGGCTTTTTGTCCCATTGCAGCAATGACTTTTGGTGCCAGGGTCTTAAGGTTTTTTGTTGCGGCAATTTCGACTGCCTTGTCTAAAATTTGAGCTAGAGCTTGAATCTCAACTGTGTCAACGTCTTCGCCAATCTTATCCAACGTGCTGAGAAAGTGCTGTTTTAGATCTGTCTTAGACTTGACTTGCTCGGTGAGCATTCTCTGTTTGAGCTCGTTGCGGACCATTGCACGAAGCTGCGATTCAGTTATAGAGGGCATTGTGGCTCCTTGGGTTTGCTTTGTGCGATTAAATATCACGCCAAAAGCAACTACGCAGCCTGTTTTTCCTCAGCGGGCTCAAATTTTTGAAGGTAGTCAAATACAGCTAACTCTTTGGCTTTGGCTTCCATCGCAACGTCGACTGATTTGCCGCAAGAGTCAAATGGCTCGTAGTAGTAATCTGAGTGCGCAGCTGGGTTGCGACACGTCGGATCTTCGTGAAATTTTTTGCTGTTTGAATGGTGACACACGGGACGAATGCCGTTAGGCCAGGTTTCGTAAGCCATTAGGAACGCCTCCTCGTAGGAAGAGTCCTGTGGTCCGCACTGAAAGTGATGCGAGTCAAAAACGATAGGAACGCCTAGGCGCTTGTAAACTGACTCGTACAGCATTTTGGTAGAATACAAATTTTTACGATCGTCATTCTCGACCGTCAGCCGACTTCGCACGCTTTCGGGCAAGCGCTCAAAATTGCGGCACCACGTGTCCAGCGCTGCCTCTCGATCGCCATAAGCGGCGCCAATGTGAATGTTGATCTTAGCATTGTGGTCTCGTGGCATGCCAAACATGTCCATCTGTTCGCCATGGATGCTGAGGTCTTTGATGCAGTTGAGCACCACGTTTTCTTTAGGAGAAGCTAGGCAATTGAAAGGCCCGGGATGGAAAGATAACCTTTGTCCAGTGCTGCGGGCCAATTCGCCAGCTTTGCGCATGTTTTCTCGAATTGCTTCAATGTCTGGCAAGTCGTCCATCTCGTACTCGCTGGCCCAAGGAAAGAGAGTGGATGTCATGCGAAACACTTCGAAGCCATGCTCAGCATTCCATTCTAAGATGCGTATGAGGTCCCTGGTGTTATCGAAAGCCAGTTGTGATGTGTAACCTAGGCCCTTCAAATCAAATGTCTTACGTCGCATCGTGCGGTTAGTCATGATCTTTTCTGATTTTTGCAGTGTGAGGTTGATGCAACAGTAACCGAATCGATTGTTTGACATTTTGGCTCCAAGCTTGAATTCTGTACCATTATAACATACTTAATGAAACATTACACAAGAGGAGAAATCCGTCATGGATATAAAAGACATAGTCAAGCAATTGTTGAACGAAGTGCTACAGGAAGAAGAGTTGGCTGAAAACGAATTCAGTTATAAGATTGCACAAGCAGCAATGGACGGCAAGAAGTCAGTAAAGATTGGCGACAAAGAATATCCAGTGAAAATGTCCAAGGAAAAGGCTAAAAAAATTGTCGACGAAGCAGATAGCATGGACGAGTCGGACAAACCGCATCTCAGACAGTACGGAGCCCCTCAAGGCTCAAAGAGAGACAAGCAACTAGACGCAACAAAAGCCGACCTAGCCAGTGGCGATCCCGAAAGAATTGCAAGAGCCTATCGTCGCCGCGAAAGAATGGAAAAGCAAGAACGGCAGAAAAAAGGCTGGAAAAACAAGCCGCGCAAAGACACCAAGAAAGAGTCTTACAAAAGAATGACCGAAAGCGATCTGCGTGAAATGATCAGTGAAATCCTGCAAGAGGAGTTGAGCAAAAAGACAAAGGCAACCCTTCGAAAGAAAGCGGAAGAAAGAGGATTCACTCCCGGATCCGTGGAAGCTGAATACAAAAAAGGTCTGGCCGCTTGGGCTTCTTCCGGCTCTCGAAAGGGAATGACTCAACACCAGTGGGCAATGGCCCGTGTCAATGCAGCAACGCCTTCGAAGCCTTGGGCAGTCGTCAAGAAGTCAAAAGCCAAGAAAAAGAAATAATGAAAAAGTTGAAAATTGCGATCGCTGCGCTGCTAATTCTTGCTTCTCTAAGTGTTGCATCAGCAGCCAATGCCGCTCCGCCGGCAAAAGCCAAGTTCTACGACTTCAGCGATCAACTGATTGATGGCGAGATCAAGAAGCCAACTACCTTATACGTTGAACATCGCTCTCGAGCCAAATTCGAAAGACTTCTTAGTCTTAAGAAATCTTTCCTGCCTAGACTTTTTAGAACTGCAAAAGAGTCAATATTCAAGTAGAATCTTCGTTCTTTCTGAGTTGGGCTACGCCGTACCAAAATATGTTGTCGATTATTATGCCGACAGCAACGCCTAACAAATAAATTGCAAAAACTTTTAGCATGGACTCTTTGGGGATTGTGTTTTATTACACCATGGAGTTCACGATGAAATCGTGAAAGTCACGATCGGTGTCAAACTCGTATGACATGGTCCGCCACTCGTCAGGCTTGAAAGCGAACTCGGCGCCCGTGGCTAGGTCATAAGCAACGTCACCGATGTCTTGTCCGGGGTTGTCGGCCATCCAGTCATCGGCTGCATCTCGTGCCCAATCGCTCAATCGATTCAGCAACATTTCTGGGTCTAGTCTTTTTTCTTCAGCTCTGTAATGGCGCGAGCGTCTCTTGCCCTCGGTCTCATCGCTCAGCCTCATGAAGTCTTCGCCGCTTAGCTCAGCGTAATCCGACCCCTCAGATTCTGGCTGCAATCCCAGTCGACGTTTGAGATCAGGCCACGCAGCTTCTGGCGGATTGGTACCAGCTGCGTCGCCTAGTTCTAGGACCTCGCCAGTCTCGGCATTGACTACGTCAATGGCCTCTTTGATAATTCTTCTGAGCTGCTTTCTGGTGATTTTCACGGTACCTCCACTCATTCCTAGTAGCGACTGTATCGGCTGCCACCGTAGCGGTCGGGCTCATCGAACATCGTGCTGCCGTCGCTACGGATTTCGTCGGCTTGGTAAGCGACTTCGTAAACGTAGGAAGAGAAGTCCGGATCCGTACCCTTGGTTTCCGCCGCTATTTTACGCAGGAACTCAATGGTGTCATAGTCTTCGTAGACTTCTCGAGCAGCTTCTTCTTCGGTGTATCCGCTTTCTTTAAAGTCGCGAAGCCTCTGTGCCATGCGGCTATTGGCGGCAGACTCGTTTAAGCGATGCAGTTCTTCTTTGATGATTCTTCTGAGTTGTCGCTTTGTGATTCTCATCTTGCTCTCCTTCATTGAAGCAGGCAATCCCAAAGAATAGCGACTGAAATCTATAAGGCCACCATTGTGTCGGACTTCTGGTATGTCATCATAAGTAACACCCTCTTCAGCTGCCTTTATTTTTGCAGCATCGATATAATCAGCTAGCATAGGGATCTCGGCTTCCCAAATGTCTTCGTATTCATACTGACCTGTGTTGAGCCTTCCCTGAATGCCTAGGGCCGAATCAAATGCTCTTCTTTTTAGTTGTTCGAAGGTCATTGTGTCAATCATTCTCTGTCGGTCTCTTTTGCGGCGTTCGAGACGGATCTTTGCAGGATTCTGGCGCCACGACTGTTCCAGCACGGCTTTTTCTTCTTTGATAATTCTTCTTAATTGTCGCTTTGTGATTTTCATTTCTTAAATCCTTAATCGTAAGCTGGAGGTGTATAATCTCGCGCTGGTCTTTTCTTGCTTTCTTTTGCACCACCATCCCGTAGAACCCTAGCAATGTCGTCCAATGTTAGGCCCTGTCTTTCCACTTCTCGTGCAGTGATGTTTGACATCATGGTGGGATTTTCGATATTGATGTTAGTAGGTTTTCCACCCGATCTGCGTATCTGGAATTCGATTTGCTTAATGTCATCAGGCATCACGTAAGACATTGTAAGCGCTTTTCCAATTATCTCTCTTTCTTTCTTTGCTGGGAGAGCATCATGTGATTGGCCTTTTTGTCGGCTGAATGATTTGAAAGCTTCGTTTTCAAACTTCTCAACAAAGTCGTACACTTTATCCAGGTTCCATCCCGCGGGAGCTGGAAGAAATCCCTGATTTGTGTCGCCCACATACTTTAGATACTCGTAAGAATTATCAACTAAAGTCTGCGCTTGATTTTTTTCGATATAGCTTCGGAGCACTGGATCTTTGAGAGCACCCTGCATATCGTTATTAAGCGCATAGTTTGCTAAAACGTTGATGTCTGTCAAATCCTCGTATGGGCTCGTGACAAGATCGAGCATCTCTCTGCGCTCAATAAGAAGAGCTTCTCGAACAATTTGTCTCAGTTTGCTTTCTGTGATTTTCATTGTCTTCGATTCTTTAAGCTCTTTCCATTGATCAAAGGTGAGTTGATCTAGTTCTTCTTGCGTGGCTAGACCATCTTCTTCTAGTTCAATTTTAACAGATTCGAAATCTTCTTCATCTTCGTCGCCAAAACCAACATCTGAAATTCTGTCATATATTAATTTCAATATCTCTTGGGATCTATTTTCCCTAATGATTCTTCTTGGCTGACGCTTCGTGATTTTCATTTAGTTCTCCAACTCGGTCTTGACTCTTTGTTGTAGAAGGTAAACGTGCGTCTCATGTGCATTGGCCGACGCTGCCAAGAAGTCATTGAGGCCTAGGGAAAGTGCGCCGTGACCTTCGAGCTCTTCAAACATCTGTGTCACCATTTCAATGTAGTGCTTTTCCATCTCGAGGCCGACAGCAGCCATGGCCAATGAAGAAATAGCAGGTGGTGATGGATAGTTGCTCATCGCTTGCAGAGCTAACTGTGTAATGTGCATAGGACAAGCAATGCCCTCATCGCCGGTGACGCCAACTGCTTTTTCAACAGCTCCGTCCATCTCTGCCTGAATGGCTTCGTAGATGCGTCCGAAGACGTCAACGTGGTCTCCACCAAAGGCAGCACCGCGAGTTACGTGATGAGCTCCGTGGAACCAAAGGTGCATTGCCCTGAGCATGCCGAGGTATTGGCTCAGGCGTGTGACTAGAAGTTCCTTCCCGCCGTCTTGCTGTAGGCCTCCTAGGGCTTTTGCTACGAACTGTGCCTCTGCTGCTTCGCTAGCTGGACATTCATTGATTTGATTAGACATTGAAACCCTCCTCGGGCTCATTGCCCACAAAGACCTCAAGCTCGCCGGGCGTGTCTTCACCCTGACGCTCGAGTTTGTACTCGAGGTATTCACGCACAGAATTCATCATTGCATCAGACTGAGCAATTTTGTAGTGGCACCACTGCGGCAGGTCGTCTTCGTCGTTTAGCAGCTGATGCAATCGGTAAGCGTCGACCGCAATGTTACGCAGCGCCTTTTTTGCCATCTTACCTTCTCGAGAATCACTCACTACATGGCCGTAGTCAAGCATTCTGCCCTCGCCGGCATTTTCGTTCATGGGTGAAGTTCGAGTGTAAGGCTTTTGGGGATAGAGCTCTTCAGTATCTTCAGCAGGAGTGTAAAGATCCTGAGCTCGAAGGCGATACTGTTCTCTTTTGGCGTGTTGCTTGACTTTTTCTGCCATGTACAGATCACAATCATGATCTCTCATGAGATCGCTTTCCGATACAGCTAAGAGTTCGTCAAGTTCAACTGGCCGAAGAGGAGCACTGCAGAGTGCTTTAACAACAGCTAGATCTAAATCTTGTTTAGCTTCTCTGAGAAGCTTTCGTGAGTTTTTGCGCATGATTACCTCGTCTGTGACTCTAAATATCACATTCAACGGTAATTTGCTGCTCGATAGCTCAAAGATCTCAAAGTTTCTTGATCTAAGCCAGAGTCGGTAGGTTTTTCTTTATGTTGAACATAAAAACCTTTTTCATCTCGCCAAACATTGATCCTAGAGGACTGCAAGGCTCGAGCAGGCAGTTTTGCACAACCAAGTAAGACCATAAGTCTTTCTTCAGACATGGTGCTAGGCTCAAAATTGCTGGATCTAGCTGCTTCTACTAGTTTGACTGGAAACGATGTAAACGTTCTGCCTTTGCCGCTTCTCATTTCGACTTTAGTGTAACTTGCCCTGTTAGCAGTCTTGGGCTTGCTGAGAGACATTGTCTTACGACGAAACGGCTTGAGTGAAACACTGGTGCCATCACAGTCGCCTTCTCGTCGGCGGGAACGTTCTTTAACTTCACGAACTAGTTTGAGGCCTCGATTATATCGGCCATCCTTGAGAGCATTGAGGGAATCTTTGCCGGCATGAATCTCTATGACTGGCGCAGTCTTGTGATCCCAGATCATGTGTCCGACATAGCGCTCTACATCCTGAGCGCAGTCGCGACATTCGTTGATTTTACCGATCCCGTGGTCAGCTGTAGTTATTTCAGAATCGCAATGTTGACAGTACATGTTTACCTCCGAAAGTTATTATACCACAGCTGACCACAAAATTACACGCCGCTAAGAAATATGGTCAATACAAATTTCGCTCTCCAGCAACATAAAAACTTGATCGTACTCATTGGCCTCATGAGCCTTGAGCTTCGACTTTGTTCGAACGGCAGAAAGAGCGGCTTTAAAAACCTTCGGCTCAACGCGATCCTTGAACTCAGAAAGCACTTGCTTCTTATCTTCTTGAAGCATCTTGATCTCGCCCTCAATGTTCATGTATCGCTCAAAAAGTTCTTTAACGTCGTTATTTGTCATTCTTGTTTCTCCTATTTTCATAAGCGAAAATTAGTAAAATACCACTAAAAAAATTAATCACTGCTGCTGAGTGATTCTCGTAGATAATATTATGCAAAATCATAACAGTGTTCAAAGCAATTGCTGCAGCGCACACAATTTCTAAAATTTTGCTAAACTTCTTCACAGGCATTTACGTGCACTAAAACAGTGCATCCTTCGTTAATTGAGACCAACACTTGCTCGCCAAAGCGATCGGTAACCAGTCCCGGGGTTTTTTCTCGAATCCTAATTCGCTTTCCACCTACAATTCCAGAGTTGTAAATGCCCTGCCTCAAAATGACAAGCGAACCAGTTTCAGACGTCGTTCTCTGATTCAGATTCATTTGTAGTGCTCGTCTTTTTAGAAGCATACTTTTTCTTCTTTTTGCTATTTCCCTTTTTGGAATTAGAAAATCCAGTTTGCTTCTTAGCAGTTAGCTCTGGTACATCTTCAGATTCTACAGTTTCATCTTGCACCAGTTCTACTGTTGGCTGCTCTTCGAGCTCCTCCAGCCGTTCTTCAGCAACTGCTGTCTCAAAAAGAGCCTCAAGTGTACCGTCAGTTGGAGGACTCACTTTTTTTCGATGAAAAATAGCCAGTGCCTCTTCTAGGGTATTTGCACCCTCAACAAAATTTGCCAAACGAATTCGTCGGCGTTTTGAAATAAAATCCCATGTTGCCATTAGTCAATCTCCTTGATTAGCGAAGCAACGCTCAACTGGAATTGCGGATTCTTTGCAATTCTCATCACGTCTTCTTCTTTTAAACTCATGCCCCTTTCTTCACAGATAGGCTTAGCAATCTTGTGCATTGCAGACAAAAGAACGTTACGAACGTTCGAAGGTCCAATCTTCATTCCACGGTGCTTACATTCGACAGAGATCTGACGATAGTTTTTTGCATTAGGAATATCGGAAATGGAACAGTAGCCATTGTCAAACTTTTTTCCTTTGGGCATTGCCATATTATTTATCCTCCTGGTCTTCAATTCCAAAACGCATCTTGATGATTGTCTTCTCCCTCTCAGTGAGAGAAGATAGGACTTCATTGATCTTAGCCTGCAAACGCTGATTATCGATGCTCTCTTCGACGGACATTGCATTGCTAGGAATGACATCGGCCAACGTTGCTCGAGATCCTGAATCTTCCGACCGATAAGCCGGAGCATCGAGCGAAAGAGTTCGAGCCGCCGACTGCTTCAGAGAACGAAGAGTTGCTGAAGTGGTTCCGAACATGTCGGCAACTTCTGCATCAGACGGCTTTTTACCAAACTCTTTTTGATACTCTTTTTCAAACTCAGAAATCTTGTAGAGCTTAGAAAAAGTGTTAGATGGTAGATTGATTGGACCGGTATTGGATGCCAAGTACTGGCGCACTGACTGCTGGATCCACCAGTAAGCATAAGTGGAAAACTTAAAACCTTTCTTCCAATCAAAACGATCGACTGCATGTGCAAGACCAATCACTGATTCTTGAAAAAGGTCTTCTAAGTCTACGCCTCTCTTGGAGTATTTCTTGACAACGCTGAGCGCCAACCGAAGATTCGCTTGAATCATCTTGTCTCTTGCGGCAGAATCTCCTGCCTCAATGCGCTTCGAAAGTGCTACTTCTTCTTCTGCAGTTAGTAGCGGTGTTTTGCCGGCTACATCAAAAATTGAATTCATTGCTTTCATATTGTCTCCTAATTGAGCTCAGCGTTGCACAAAAAATAAGTTATACTCTGTGTCCTCGATTCTGAGCCTCCGCCTGCAAATAGCAAATCTCAACTTCAGCTTCCTCTGTAGGCTGGTTTGCTTTTTTGCGTTTTGTGATGATTCGCTTGAGTCGCTTTACGTTATCAAAAAGCTCATCATCAGTCATTGCCACAATCTCTTCGTAACCAAACTTAGGTACAGTGTATGCCATCTTTATATTCTCCTTAGACATCATCGAAATAGGCAACATCAGAACCGGCACTATTGCCGTCTTCCTCTGCTATTATACACCCAATGGACAACAAATTACACGAAACTGACAAACTATGTTCTACTGCAGAAACCACGACTGCGTGCGGATCGAGGATTCCCAATTCAAACATGTTTCCGTACTTGTCGTTCTTGCCATCATAGCCGTGATCAGTAGAAATTCTATTGATCTTTTGAACAACAAGGTCTGGTGAAACTCCACAATTCTCAGCGATTTGCCTGAGTGGAGCATCTAGGGCGTCTAAGAATGCTAATGCACCGACGCCGTAGGTTTCATACTTTTTGCCTAGAAAATTGCGCCTAATGGCTTTCTTTGCTCTGGCTAATGCTACACCACCTCCAGGCTGAACACCTTCCTTCAGGGCCGCTCTGGCGGCGTGCAATGCATCATCAACACGGTCTCGGCGCTCAATCATCTCGCCTTCTGTAGCGCCTCCGACTTGAATGACAGCAATGCCGTCGCTCAGCCTTTTCATGCGCCTTTCAGCAATTTTCTTATCATCAACCGATGCCGCTGGATCATCCAAAACATCGCGTGCCGATTGCAGCCTTTCTTTTGCATCTTCGGTTTGTTTGGTGCCAAAAAGCAAAGTTGTCTTGTTTGTGACAGTTGCTTTTTTCACTTTGCCCAAGATGTTTTCTAATTCTTCGCGCTTCAGAGGTTCTCGCGCATTGGTAACAACTTGCGCACCAACAAGGCAAGCTAGGTCTTGCAACGCAGTGACTCGTGCTCCTGCAAACTCAGGTGACCTAATGACGCAAACCTTAAGTCCTGCTTTCACTCTGTTCAAAACAAGGGCTTGGAGAGCTTCGCCGCCTACAGCATTGCATACAATCAAAAGGCTTCCGCCGGTAGCTGCAATATGCTCCAAAACTGGAACCAAAGGAGCAACAGCAGACAGTTCGTCGTTGATGATGAGCACTTCCGGAGACTCGAGTTCTGCTACTTGCTTTGCAGTGTCAGTAACGAAATAAGGCGACTCATATCCACGATCGATATAAGTTCCGTCTACAACTGTTAGAGTTGTATCGTATCCTTTGGCATCCTGAACTGAGACTGCACCATCCGGACCAACTCGGTTAATTGCATTGCTGATTATTTCTCCGAGTTCCCTGTCTCCGTTGGCTGAAATGGTAGCAACATCAACTAGCGTATCAGAATCGATTTCAACGCGTGTTTTATTTAGAACATTGACTACTTTCTCGGCAGCATCTCGCATGCCGGCAATAACATCAACAACATTATGGCCGGCAGAGATTACCTTTTCACCATTCTTGATAATCTCATGCGCCAAGACTGTTGATGTAGTAGTGCCATCACCAGCAACAGCTGCAGATCTCTGAGCTGCCTCACGAACCAAAGAGGCGCCAATATTCTCATATTGATCGCTCAAAAATACAGCGCTGGCAACTGTGACACCGTCCTTAGTCAAATGTGGAACTTCGCCATCACGACTAATCGCAACTGTTTTGCCCATTGGGCCAAGAGTCACTTTTACCGCAGCGGCCAGCTTGTCTACACCAGCTATCAATTTTGCTCGAGCTTCCGACCCGAACTCCATGGTTGTGCTCATCCTCGTAGCACCTGCCTTGTACCTTCTGTAAGGACTTCTCGAGCGTTGCCGATAACTCTCCTTTCAGACGTGGTTACATTTTCTGCTACTAGAAGATCACCAGCAATGTAAGCGTATTCTCTTTCATTGATGACGCCCTGTTGTCTTAGTTGCGAAATCTGATCTGCTTGTAGCATTTGCTTAGTATTTAAAATCACTTTTTCCTCCAGCCTTATTGAAAGCTTCAATCCACTTTGGCCAAGCCTTTCCAATTATAGACTTACAGTTGCGTTTTTGAAACTCTTCAAACATCTGATTTTCAATAAAATCGGATTGAGCTACCTGTAAACCCTCTAAGGGAACACTTTTTAGTTTGATCAATTCGTAAGATGTCTTGAATTGTTGTCGTCGTTCAGCAGATTTTTCACCTTCATTCAAAAATTTTAGTAGCTCATCTGGATTCTGCGTCAAAGCGTCTGCTCGCTTGGCACCGATACCGGAAACTCCAGAGACATTGTCAGTTGGATCGCCCTTTAGAGCTTTCCACGTCAAGTAGTCGCAATGCCAAGGATCGAGATACTTCTTTTTCTTTGGATGCCAAAGTCTAACTCTGTCAGAAATCAGCTGAATAAAATCGCTATCTGTCGAAACGATTGTCACGATATCATCTTTATGAGCAACAGTTGCTAAATGACCAATGACATCATCGCACTCGCGCTCTGGGTGCCGAATATAAACAAATCCAGACTGATTGATAATTGTGTGCAAGATTTCAGACTTTTCTCGCCAAAATTCTGGATCATCTGTCTTTTGACGATTGGCCTTATAATCAGCTGACAATTCTTTCGAAATTGACGCGTGGCCTTCATCAACGATGTACACGAGATTCGGATCGTGGTTCTTCAATTCTCCTTTGAGCATTCGAAAGAAATTAAAGAATACTTTATGCGGACCATCACCAAAACCGTATCGGGCTCGGTGCATCAAGTTCATCGTGTCAATGATTAGTACATTTTTCATTGCATATCCGCTGGTAGATGAACTCGAGCACGAGTTCCATCAGGCAAAGTTATCATCTGCACACCGCGAGGAGTCCTTGGGCGCGATTGAGAGACAGGAGGTTGCTCAGGAGCAGGCTCTGGAAAACTTTGCTCTGCCGGCTCTTTATTCTGCTCTGGCTCTTCTTCTGGCACTGGAAGCTCTTGATCCTCGCTAACTGGCTTCTCAAAAGCTCGAGCTTGCTCCCTAGCTTTTACAGCTAAGCTGGCAACCATATTGGCAGCCAATTTTAGCAAATGTGCTTGGGCTTCTTCGACCGTCTCGAATGACCCAGCTATTAAGCCTTTTTTGCCATGGTCTTCTAGAGATATTATTTTTTCATCCACAGTGGAACACATGTGCTGAACTGTTGTTCCTTCCCATGATTCTAGCGTCTGCTTAGAATGAACCTGAACAGGCTCAATCGCTTTTGTGCTGCTAGAGATGATGTAAAGGACTTGTCCGATCTTATACACGATTCAATTCCTCGAAATCATAAACAAAGTTAGTTGGTTGTTTCTGCCAGTAATCAATTGAACGCATGATTTTCTGTTTGCCTTTAACAGCACGATCACTGCATTCCGACAGTTTCTTTTGAAGTTTGGCTAGCTCAATTTCATTCTTGCTACGCACGTTACCCCACAAGACTTTACACTTTGATTCAGCAATATGTTTAGTCAATTTAGCCTTACCCCTAGATGACTCGCTTGGTACTGCAAAGTCATCTTTCGTAAGACCAATATAGTGAAGCACAACGAATTTTTCAAATTCCCTGTCAGCCACAACGTAAAGGTAATCAAGTTCACCTTTTTTGGCCAAAGTGGCATAATCTGTTTGTAGGTTTATTCCGCCTGTAGGGGTAGGCGTTGTAATTTTGCACTCGAGCTCTTTATCGAGCTCGCCAATGAGAATGTCAGGCTCGCCGGTTTTGCCATTGTTGCTGACACCGGTGTAAGATTTTGATAGCTCTTGAGCAAAGAACTCTTCTTGTGCGGACGACATAAGAATGTTTCGTCGCCCGGTATTATCAAGCATGCACAGTCCATAATTTCTATGCAGCGTTTGCAAATCCTGATGGAATTGCTTCATACTTGCCAAAGCAGAATGGACAGCGTTACGAGAAATGTAGCTCATAGAGACCTCCTAGCAGAACTATGAGATCATTATAACACGTATTAGATTTCTTTACACAAAACTACGAAAGTGAGGCCCGAACTCTTTCGGTAATGCGGCTGCCAGCTGCTGCAGCTTCTGATAGTGGCTGCAAGCCCAAAACTGCTCTTACTTGATCGAAACTTTGAGGATCTAATCCTTCTTTAAGAACTGACATGTCAGCATACTGATGAAGATCCATTTGTGTCACTGGCAGATCTTCACCGTCCGGACCAGGCTCGAACTCTCCAGTTTCACGAGACTCAAAGACGAAAAGAAATTTTGGCATTTCTTCTTCATCTGGGACAGCAATGAAAGGAATGTGGCTGGTTAGGCCGTTTTCATCGGCCTCTTCGTAATAAATCTCAGGAACCCAGTTGTTTTTCATACGACCTCTATACGCGCAAGCGTTGTTTCAAATTCTTGAACTCTTTATACAGCTTGTCGTATTGATCGTAAACTTTCAAAAACTCAGAAGATTCTGGCAAATCTTTTCTCTTCTTTACCAAAGAAAGGGTCTGATTATCGGTCTCAAGATCTTTTCTAGAACCCTGGATAATGTCATCAAAAGCTTTCAGATCTGAGATGTATTGCTGGTCAAACTTGGTCTTTGCCTGTTTGAAAACTATGGCTGACGCAGCCTTCATTACTTCATCGTCTGTCATCTGCTCAATTGCTTTGTTTTCAACATTCGCGAGCTGATTTCTGAACTCTTCCGATGAGGCCAGTTTTCGACTCTGCTCCTGGATATCTGCCATGACGCTTTTCATGCCTCCGATAGCATCAGATGAAAGCGCTGAATCTCTAGCGATTTCCTGTGTTATCTTTGCAAATTCTTCTAAGTTTGCAGTCGAGACTAGCTTGATTACGGCGTTGGATGCTTCAATGGTTGGTATTATTTCTTGCATCAGGACAATTTTGTCTGCCAACATTTCTGAAGCTGCTGCATCAAATTCTTGATCGATGCCTGTCAACTTGAAGAAAGTATCTAGCCATTCATTCGGATCTGTAATTCTGTCATCGGCTTGTTCCAGTAAGCGAGACTCGTTTTTGGTTCCTTTGGATCCCTTGGCAGCTGGAGCTTTGGATGCCGATGTGCCTGAAAACAGATTAGTCAACCTCATGAGCAAATTTCCCTGTTTGCGCATTTCATCGTAAAGGGCACCCATACCTAACTCTGTTCCGGCTTGCGGATTTTCTGGTGTGCCTGTCTGGAACTTGTTCATCTTTGCTCGGATCGACTCCCAGTCCTCAGCGGCAATAATCTCTGCGGCATTTTTGCCAGCTGCGACACCGGCCTGAATGCCTTTCGTCGCCAGAAAGAGGTTAGGTGCCAAAGCGATTGTCATGAAAGGATCTGCGTTTTTAATGGCATCCATGCTGTCTTTGACGATTGGCTCCCACTCTTTGAGCAGCTTGTCGTACTTTCGTTTGTAGTCGGATCTGGCTTTTTCCAACTTTTCCGGGTTCTTTCTGTACAGAAACTGCTGGCCGAGCCACCTGAACTCGTTCGATATGTCCATGGCAGTTAGTTTCAGGCTCTTGAAGATGTCACCGAAGGCTTTGCCAATTGCAGAAAACAGCCCCGAATCCGGACCGTAAGGGTCATCCCATTCGTGTAAAGCCTTGTTTTCACGCAGGAGCTTTTCGAACTTTCTCTTGCTTTCTAGGTAGCGAATTTGCTGTTCAATCTTTTTGTTTTTCACTTTGTTCTCCTAGAATTTGCCAGCCATCTTGAGCATCCGAGAGGAATTTGACATGCCAGTCAGCCTTTTTCTTTGGCTCTTGGATTCGTTCAAATTCTCTTCTTTTTTTCTTAGCTCTTTTTCTACTTCTCTCAATCGGCGCCTAAGAACCCTGAGGACTCCGTTGTAATAGGTGCGTTCATCAGACCTAGTGCTAGAAAGGTCACGAGTATGCACTGCATCATGAATTCTATTTCTTAGATCTTCTGCGCATTCGTAACTGTTACAGTTCACGAAATCTCCGGTCATTGTCAAGTGCTGACCACGCTTGCTTGCTTCAACCAGCATGATCAGATCAATGTTACACGGCGCAGAATCTATCATTCTTCACCAACAACAATAACTCGAGACTTAGGAGCAGATTTTGCTTTTGCTTTTTTAGGTTCAGCTTGCGGCTTTGCCTTGACTTCTCTTTCTGCTTGATCAGGATCGGAAGCTGCTTCTCCAGATTTGACTCCTGCCATAACTTGAGCCAAGCTATTTAGGTAAACAAGGACTTGGCGGCGCTCTTCAACTGATAGTTTGTCAACATAGTCTTGCAGGTTTTTTCTCACCTCTGGGTCTTTGATTGACTTTCCGCCGCGCAGTAGGTTGATGTTATTTGCAATGGACTTAAAACTTGGAGCTTTGATTTGTTTTTTCGAAACATCTTTTAGCTTTTTGGAAGTCGCAGTTCCGGGAGTTTCTGCATCTTCGTCCTGATCTGCTTCTTCTGGCTGATCTTCAGGCTTTTCTTTGCTAGGTTTTCCTTTCAGTTTCTTGGGCTCTTCGTCGTCCTTTTCTTCTTCTTCGGCTTCCTCAACCTCTTCAATATTGCCATCTCCAGCTCGTAGATTAAGCTTATCAATTGCTTTAGATTGACGCTGCTGACGCTGGCGCTCATCATCCATCACTTCATTGATTGCAATGGTAATAATATTGTCGAGTTCATCAAAGAATTTCATCTGTCGTACCTAATTCGTTGCTGAGTATGCTCTTTGTATTTACGGTCAAGCTCTTGTCGCTTTTCCCACATGTCATGAGCTCGTTGAAGATCGTGCTGATGTTGTCTGTGCTGATCTTCTCTATGAGCTAGATCTTGCACAAACTTATCAAAGTAATTTTCAGTTGTATCTTGATTTTGTTGATTTTGGTTTTGATCTTGCATGTCACTAAATATCACATTGAAAGAACAATGTTACGTACCAAATGCCATCTTTCTTGTGGGCATGCGTGTGTGTAATATCGTATTGTCTTTCGAAAAAAGTTGCTAATATTGGTTTTGAAATTGGATTTACAAATCTGTTCAAGTGATTTTTGGGAGATTCGACAATAAAAAAAGAATCAGTCCATCCGGCTAGTTGATATCGAGAATCAGAAATGCCTTGAATTTGCAAAATTATCTCATCTTGCATTTCTGGTTGATGAGAACTAGGTTTTGCTTCTAAAGAGCTACTATCTATCAGATCTTTAATTGAATCACTTACAAAAAAACTACTAGACTCTGACGGATTTTGTCTCATTGTAGATCTCATCAACCTTTCGAGTCCATTCGACATCTAAGTCAGTCACTCGATCCATTACCTTAGTATTGATCTGAATCAAAACTTGTAAATTGTCTATGAGTATTCTGCCGTGGTGAGACATTTCTTGTTGTAATTGAATCACGTCCTCTAGAAAGTAAATTAATGATACCGCATTGTCAAATTTAAACAGTCTTTGTAGGGCCTCAGGGTCTTCTAGAAGTTCCCAAGTTTTTTCGCTCGGTACAACTATAGGCACGCTTCCAGGAAGGTTTTCTTTGAGAATCCCAGCCCTGCTAATAGGATCGACTTTTTTCAGTTGCTTTTGCTCCCGAAAATAGCTTTCCATTACATGCGATACATTCATTACATCTTCTCAGCAACATATGGGTCAGCAGCAGCTTTTTTGACAATGTCAACTAATTTTGCTTTTGAAAGCTTTGAATATTTCTGCAGCGCCGTCTCTACAAAATCATCGCCAGTCATGACTAGCTTTTTCATTGCCTCAAACCCTGAAGCAATTTTTTCCTTAGCATCTTCACCGGCTGCAGCTGTAAGAGTTCCTTTTGCAACGTCATCATCAATTCTAGAAGCTACTAGATCGTCATTTCTAGGCACTTTGCCGGTAAGTTGGTTTAGCAACGTATTAATTGTGCGATCAGAAATTTTCAATCTATTCAGAAAATCAGTCGCTTTCTTTCTGCCAGATCTTTCCAGCTCTTTCAAGGCTGGTTCGGCAATTGCTTTAGCGACAAAAAACCTGAAGGAAGGCAGCTCTGTAACGTGATCCTTGTTTTTCACCATGTATTCTGCATCTTCTTCATCAATTAAGTCTGCTTGCTGGAGAACGTCAACATATTCGCCAGCTGCAAAATCAATCAATGCATCAACTTCGTCAGCAGGAACACTTTCAAACCTAGCCATTCTGGAAAGCAAACGGTAGAGGAAATTTTTGACACCTGATGGACCTGCAAATCCAGTTGCAGCAGCAATTTGCTCTAATGAAGCTTCTCCAGCAGCAGGCGGTTCAGCCATGGCTTCTTCCCCGTCACCAAATTCCTCTTCAAAGTCAGCTTGCATTTGCTTTAGATCTTCATCTCTAAACTGCTCTAAAACCATTTTTCTGATTCTTTTTTTAACTGATTCCATTACTTCTGCTCCTGCGTATCTAGATTTTAGCATTTCGTCGTCGACCATTGATTCAATTTTGTCACGAACTAATGTATAAAGTTTCTCAATTTGATCTTCTGGCACGTAAGAGGCCAAAGTGGACATTGCTATTTCAAAAGATCTCTGACTAGTGGGCACATATTCTGGATCATCAACTGGCGGACGATCTGTAGAAAGTTGCGTCGACACTTGTTCTTTCGGAACAATTGGATCAAATTCTGGCAAAACTTCGTTTGTTATGTCTGGTCCGGGCCTATCGTAAATTCCATAAGCTACGTCTATATGGCCACCTGCGCTAGACTCTACCAATCGTTTCGATTTCTTCATGTCAATAAATATTGTTACTTAATCGTTTTTACGATGTGAGCTGCGCCAATTGTCAAGCCGATGCCGGCCAACAAACCCATGGAAACCACGAATCCAGGATGCTCATACCATGGAGTTGGCCTGTAGTTCTTGCGCAAGAAATCGATTTGTTCCTTGTTGATTTCGACAATCTTCTTGTGCTTCTCTTGCAGGGCTGCATATTTGCCGTTAGCAATATCTAGTTTGAGTTGCATTTCACTGCGTGCAATTTCCACTGCAGCTGACGTTTTAGCTTCTGCCAGCTTGAGGGTAATCAGCGTCTTTCTCTCAGCTTCAATTTTCGCAGCTAAGTCTTTGCTGAATAAGATGCCTTGAAAAGGGGCGCGATCGCCCTTATCTAGTGGGGACACAGCATCGTAGGTAAATGCTCGCGGAGGCTCGGCCCATGAAATGGCAGGCACTGTAGTTGTTGCAAAACAAAGCAGCGTAAGAATGACAACAAAATTTCTCATCAATCTTCCTTTTTAGTGTTTACAGCAAAAGCACCGAATCGAGCTGCAAGCCTTCTGGCCAGTTCTTCATTGTCAACATTCTTGTTATCTTCGACCCGATCTTCAAATTCTTTTTGAATTTCTTCCTCTTTGGTTTCCAGGTCTTCTTTAACGTCTTCCACTCTATCGTTATGGTCTTTGGCAGCCGTCTCTTCCACATCTCGAACTTTGTCTTGAAACTGCTCTTCAGCTTTCAGTATATCATTGTGTGCTTTTATAGTATTGTTCAAAACATCTTTTTGAGACCTGGCGCGCCACCATATGCTCACAGCCAGCAAGAGTCCTGCACCCAAGCCTAGAAAGAGCTGCCAATATTTTTTCACAGCACTCTTTAATTTTTCCCAAAAAACTATCATGTTAATCTCCGAACGGATTGTCTTCACCGATTGCATCGTAAAGATTCTCGGTGTACTTTTCTTCTAATTGTTTGACTAAGTTCTCTCTTTTTGCCACGCAGTAATCATCGATGATTTTAGAAATAGCTGGGTGGCCTTCTGCAAAAAGGGCAGCAAAGTGCTCGAATACTTCTTGCATAGAAAGGCCTTTGTCAACAACAGCTTTTTTAAAATCAACGTGCGTTTTAGCAAAAAGAGAAATGTGGACTGATTTTTTACGATTGGCGTTAAGGAGAGCTTTGACTCTAGCCTCCGCCTTCACCTCTTGCTCCGACCGCGATCGGCGCTTCTGGGATTTCTTCTTTGGCTTCTCTTGCGATTCCATACTCTTCATCTAATATGTCAAATAGAACACGGACAGTGTCCTCACCGTAGTGATTGTTGATGAAAGACTCAGTTTTGTTTAGGATCACAGACTCCCAATCGATCAAGTTTTGATAGTTTTTAACCAAGCGAGCAACGTCAGCTGCGAAGCTTCTCAGGTCAATGTCTTCCGCTGCGGCTTCGTGAAGTCTCCTATTCTCTGCCAGTTCTTCTGGTTCGTTTACAACGGCTGATTTTCTGGCTTCTTCTTCAAAATCAATTAGAAGAGCTTCAAGCTCTTGATCTATGGAGTCGCTAAGCTCGTACTGTTCTGCTGAGCTTACTTCGATCTTTTCTTCTTCTTGCTCAGCCTCAGTTTCGTCTTCGGCCTCACCTTCGCCTTCAGCTTCCTCAGCATCTTCTTCATCGCCAAAAATTTCTTCTTCAGCTGCGTCTTCACCAGCAGCTGCTTCTTCCTCTTCTTGCTCAAAGAGATGACGGTACGAAGTTTCTTTCAAAGAGTATCTAACACGGTTTTTCATTCTGAGATCCTCGCAATTTTCTCGCACTTTTTAAAGCGTTTTTCAATGACATTCCAGTTGAACTCGCGCATCATGTTGACAACGTAACCTTCTAAATTGTCGACGTAATCTCGGTAATAACAGCCTTCACTGACGTCTAAAACAATAACAGGCACTGCCGAAAAAGGTACGCCAGCATCGGCCGTATCGACAACCAAGTTAATGTATCGTTTTAGATAAATGCTGTAAGCAGTGACTGCGTAGCCATCGCGCGCACTTTTTGCACAGCCTATGAAATCTTTTTGCCAATCATCAAACGTGCCAAAATCTCTATTCAGACGCATGTAGCAAAGCATGTCCATGTTGATTTGGCTATTGAGATCGCTGATATTGTCTAAAAACTGTCCTTGCAAAAACGCATCGTTGATTGCATAAGCCTCAGCAATCTTTTGATTTCTGAATGAGCTGCCGACTTTATTTGCATTTTCCGGGTTGGCTCCTTCGAGTTCAGCGCTAATCTTGTTCAAAGTGGCAACTGTGTCCTCAAAGTGCTTGATTCGAGCCGCTTTGACTTTGGGACTCAATTTTTCCGTACTAAGCGTGAATTTTTTTGGCTCGACAACGTAAGCCTCATTGATTCTCTGCTTCTTAGGAAGCACGCTGTCGATTGCTTCAAGCACTTCATTTTTTAAGTTATCTCTCATTTGACCTCGTACTCCTTTTCAAATTCATCGGCTGGCACCGCTAGCAAGTCGTCTTCCTGTTCGTCGTCTTCGGCTGGCAGGTAAAACAAGTCGTCTAGGCTAGAAACAGGATCAGCTTCGTATAGAACGCTGCTTTTCTTTTTGCGATCTGACAAGACTCCATCCTCGGCAGCCGGATCAAACCTAGGCTCTTCGGGAGAAGCAAGCATGACCGTGACTTTTCCGTCAGGCTCCTGCAGCACCTGGTCAACAGTGTACTCGTACTGGGAATCTTTGTGTCTCACCTTTAGTCCGGGAGAAATGATGATATTTCCACGTTTGTCTTTGATATCAGTTTCAGTCATTTAGTAGTCCTGCCATTCTTTGCCAACGGCTCATGTTTTGCTCATCGAGTCGATTTTGCACGTAGCGATCCAAATATGAGAACACGAAACGTCTAACGTGTGATCGACTCAGATCTTTTCTAGATTCTGCCGCTTTTTTCATCATTACACTTGCTAGCTGAGGAATCAATTTTTCTAAAGAGTCAAAATTATTCTTGGCAAATCTTTTTGATCTGATCAAAGTCTCTTCGTGGTCATCTCTCCAAGCTTGAATTGCTGCAGAAACTTCACCCTCGATTGCCTTAGCTGAATCGTCTAATGCCATGCCGATCATGTCTTTAAGGTCGCCGATTCTGTTTTTAGTTTGAAGTGATTTTTGACTAGTTGGAGACAGGCTGTTGACCCAGTTTGTCAGCGCATCAAAAGCTGCATCTTTGGGAGACTCCGAATCAGATACAGCATCTTTCACAGCATTTTCCAATTCACTTCCAGCTTCTTTCTGAGATTCTGCTGCTTCCTCTTCAGTTGCCGCTGCTTCAGGTTCGCTCTCAGATTTTTCTGCTTCCGGGGCTTTGGCATCGTCGTCAGATGCAACATCTTTCATTTCATCTTCAAGATCGGTAATTGTTTCTTCAGGCGGCGGTTTTGGTGGAGCATTTCCTAAAAGATTTTCAATCTTGGCATTGACCAATGCATCGGCCGTAGTTTTTGCCAATGCTTTCATATCAGCATTTAGCATAGGATCAGAAGACATGATCTTTGCTTCTTTTCCCGTTAGGGCTTGTGAAAAAAATCCCTTGACCTTTTTGAACAGAGTTCCGCCAAAGCTTTTTGTAAGCTCGTCTTCAAGGCCCTTAGAAACTTTTTTCAAATCGACTGTCGGATCTGCGCCAACTGCGTCAGCCAGGGTTTGCTCCGGATCTGCATCTTTCAGGATTGGCGCTAGGTCTTTTCTGATTTTTTCCATGGAGTTTAGAAAACCCCTGCCAAAATCGACGGCCTTAGTGTTTAGCTTAATAGCAGCTGACGTAATTTGTGGCAGTGTTAGCTTTTTGCCAAAGAACCCAGACAGAACGCCCGAATCAAAACTGACATTTGCTAGTTCTTTTGAAGTTTTATCGAGTGCTCCCTCTAAAGCCGTTGTGTAATCGTACAAAGGTTGGAGTTCAGTTTGTAACTGCAGCTGATCCATATAAGATCTTAGCTTTTTCAAGGAGTTTTTGGCAGTATCAGCTACTTTTTTAACAGATTCAATATCAGCCTTGTCAATCTCTTCTACAATCAAGTGTTTGATTGAGCCTTCTTCTAACGATGCATTAGCAAATTCTGGATGCGTTGCGCATTTCTGCAATATTCGATAGAACTGCTCATCTAAATTCTGGCTCATAATAACTCCTAAAACTCTACACTAAATATCACAAAAATTTAGATAACAGAAAAAAATTAGCTAGAAATTGGCACCTCTGCGTGCTGTCGCACTTCACGATCAGCTTTTCCTAAAATTTCAACGCCTGTTTTGTCTCTATACTCCTCGAGATAGATGATCTCTTCAATGCCGGAATTGACTATGGCTTTTGCACACATCTTGCAAGGAGACAGGGTGACGTACATCTTTTTAGGCTTGGGATTGTTGTAATCTAACTTGATCAAGGCATTAATTTCAGCGTGGATGCAACCGCTCTGCCCCGGCTCCAGAGATTCAACCTCGTTACTGCCACCAGCTTGATCGCCATTGTAGCCCATTGCCAAAACTTGCGTGTTGTCTTTTGAGACCACAACAGCGCCAACTTTAAACCTAGGATCAATGCTTCTTTCAGAGATTGATTTTGCAAATTTCATCCAGATATGATCCCACGAAGGTCTATTGTGCACTTTCATCCTCGTTTGCAAAGATTATGTCAATATCGTGTTCAGCAGTTAGGCTAAAGCCAGCTGCTTTTTTGTGCCCGCCGCCGCCGAACTGTTTTGCAATCTCACTAACATCAACCTCGTCATGAAAAGAACGCAAAGAAACTCTAGTTTCTCTTCTATCGTGATCGAAGTACCAAATTATCACAAAATCACAATCTGGCGATAATCTAGCACCAATTTCGCTCATCCAGTGCGAAGAATTGACAATGTAAATTTTCTTGCCTTGCCAAGTTCTCATGGTGGCTTGATCAGATACTTTTTTGACAACAGTCTTCGAATAAGCCAGAATGTAAGACCCTCGCTTGCAAGCATCATCAAATGCAGAATCGTCTTCAAATTCAGTAAAAGCTTCGAAATCAAAAGGAACCATATCGAATGCTGCAGAAAACTCCTTTGAGTAAGGCTGCTCCCATTTCCACAGATCGCGATCCTCAATGTATTTGATGAATCTAGGCGGTTCTTTGCCTGGATGGAAGTGATTCCAGGCTAACATAGCTCCACTGTGATTCATGTCAAAATAAGCATTGGGGATATCATGCAAAGCAACCATTGCAGATTTGTGGTGATCGATAATCACTAAGCTAGCTGCTTTTTCTATCATATCCAAGACTACTTCTCTAGAATACGAAAAATCTAGAATAGCAACATGTTTGCCTGATACATCAGGCGGCGGATCGCCATGCGTGGCTGCATAATATTCAGCCTTGTTGCCTAGTAACTTCCAAGCAGACCAAGCAGCACCGAATCCATCGCTGCAGTTTGCATGGTATATGACGCAGTCAATTTTTGCCGGATCAAACTTCATGTTTTACTCTGTCTTAAGAAATGGCGTGTGCTCGTGACACCGAGGCTCGTATGTTTCAGCCCCTCCAACCTCAATATGGCTTAGACCAGAAACCTTAGCCACCGTGTAAAAAGCATCATTTTCACACTGCGAACACACTGCAGGACAAACTTCAACTTTTGTTGCCCACGGTATCATGGATTGCACTTCATCAAAAAAGAGACCATGGGCAGACAGTTGAATCGTTGAAACATAAATAGTCTTTCCATTTCGAAACAACTGAACTAAGGCATTTGCTATTCCATCAATCATGAAAGCTTCATCAACAGCAATGATATCTGCTTTCTTTGCATAGTCAAATATTTCACTGCCATCAGAAATGCATATTGCTTCGCATGAATGACCAGTATGGGTCACGATGCTTTCATCTGCATATCGATGATCCATTTTAGGTTTGAATGCAGCAATGTTCTTAGATTGATATTTTGCTCTATCTAAGGCAGCTAACATTCTAGAAGTCTTGCCACCAAACATAGGGCCAGTATAAATCACAAATTCAGGATTATTAGGCATCAATTATCTCCCACCATCTAAGTGTTTCTCTTAATCCGCTCTTGAAATCGGTATTTGGTCGCCAAGTAGTTTTTTGCGTTATTCTATCTATGGATGCTCGAGTATGCTTAGCATCTCCCGTCCTCGGAGGGGCGTTGACAATTACAAAACCACCAACTTCAGTTGCTAACATTTCCAAAATCTGATTATTTGAAATTGAATTCCCAGTACCAACACAGAAGACATTAAACTTCTTGCCTTCCTGAATTCTGGCTTTCTCAATTGCAACAACTACAAAGGCATTGGCCACATCTTCGACGTAAACCATATCCCTAGTTTGCGTACCGTCTCCATCAAGCCTCAACGCTTCTCTCTTTGAAATCTTATCGCACCATGCAGCTACAGCAGTAGAATAAGGACTATCGCCATAACAGCCTGGTCCATAGACGTTAAAAAGACGGAGCGCAACTGTTTCAAGGCCGTAAAGATTGCTAAACTGCTCCATGAACAGTTCACAACAATACTTCTGCAGTCCGTATGGGCTCTGTGGACATCTGGCATCGTCTTCATCATACGAAGATTCTGAATCAGACCAGACGTCTCCAAATACTGCTGATGAAGACGCAAATACGAACTTTTCAATATTTGCCTGTCGACAAGCCGAAAGCAGCTCAACTGTCTTCATGAGATTGATCTCGGTAGAAACGGCTGGGTATTGAACGCTATACTCTACTCGAGGATTTGCCGCCAGATGAAAAACATGCGTGTAATTGCCATCAACAAAATATTTCAAAAATTGCGGATCCACAAAATCGCATGTAGCTACAACAACGTCTCCCGGGCTAAAAGAAGCTTTTGCGTAAAGCTGATGCATTAAGCTTGGAATCACAGGTCTAAAATTCAGACCTTTGTCAGACAAATTACTCAAGTTGCCTGACGAGAGATCATCTACAACAGTTACCTCTGCTCCAGTTTCTATTAGTTTTTTTACAAGATGCGACCCAATAAAGCCGCAGCCTCCGGTTACCAATGCTTTCATTTTTACCTTTTTCTCAGAGCTAAAACCTAACTTCACCCCAGTCACGGTAGCTATCAATTCTATCGAAAATAGTCTTATCTTCCAAAATTGGCTCTTTGCCTACATTCCACATCCAATGATTTTCACTAGGGCGATTCTTCGGAATATACTTCCAAACTTTGGCATCGTAATTGTAAACAGTTGGAAAAGGAGGCAAGTTTTCTTTCCGCTCATTTTTGGTAAAAGCCAAAGAGTCTGAATCTACTGAAGCTCCACCAAGTTCGCCAGATTTCAAGTTTCTAGAGACTGCAACTGCGTGGTGCTCTGAATTGTTCCATCCGATCTGAAGGGCTCTACCTAAAACTCCAGTAGAAATTGCAAACCAAACATGACCCGGATCTCCATGAACTTCTCTCAAGTTTTCAACAACCCTTATTGCGCATGCTGTTACCAGCTCATGCCTTAGACCGAGAGGAACAAAACAAGCATCATTTTCTTCTGCCCATCTTTTGGCAACTGAATTGAGATTCGGCATGGCAGCAATTCTCATAAATTTAGGCTCAGCACCTCTTTCAATGCAAACAGCTTGGTGGTGTGATATTTTTTTAGATGAAGGCATAAAGAGCACGACTCGCTTATCGTAACGCTTAGCAACTTCCAAAATTGAAGGTCCAGCTAAGCCAAATCTAGGTTGAACATAGACGATCGTATCTTGCTTCACATTGGACATCAACAGATCAGCAAACCTGCATTTAGATCCAACCATGTGGTCGTCTCTGACGATTTTTACGCCTTCATGCTCAGTTACAATTGGCAATCCATAGGGATCTTCCCAGTTTTCTGTCATTGCCAGCCACTCATCGCGAGTTCGTAACTGAAGATCTTTGTTGATTCCATCTAATACGTGATTGTTGTGTGCCATTTACCACTTCCACTCGTTAGTGCCTACCATCCATTTTTGACGACCTTTAGGATGATTTTCAATAATTGAATTGTTCCAAATTTTCTTTCTATCTAAATGTGCGTAAGTCTTTTCTCGATTGTCGGGTATGTAATTTTCGACATATCGAATGTAATCGCACATTACGTCTTCTAGATCTTTTGGAAATCCACCAGTATGTGTCTTAGCTTCTTCCATGACAACGTCATAGAACTGAGCCTTATTGATCCTACCAGACTTCGTAGCAAAGAGATCCATGGCTTCTTGTGCATTTTTACCGTAATACATGTGGCTGCCTTCATCAACGATGTCGATATAGTAATCAGCCAGATCTGCAGCGGTTGCCGTATATTGGAAATGAAAAGCTTTCATGCCTCTCTCTCGATTCCACTGACACATGAAGTCCACAATTTCTCTAATCAGAGCTTTTCTGCCCGTGTTATTAATTGAATCGACAAAGTGCCAGACATCGTCAACTAACTGGAGGGCATATTCGCCAAAATATACTTTGCCACCAGTCTTGTATTGATCTCGAGGTTTTGGAAACGCTGGAATCTGGTTTCCTATGCTAGTATACATGACACCATCATAGTTTCTGATCCATTCTACCATGTCCTCGACTTTTTCAAGCTTTGCCAATTCAGGCAGAATCGTATTGCGATAGCCGTGATCCACCTCAAAAGAAGCACCAGATCCAGTAATTCTATGCGTCAGAAATACAAACAACCACTCTCTTCTGGTCCAAACTTCATGAAGCCCTCTGTAGCTTTTATTTCTTTTTTTGTGGTCTTCATTCCATTTGTAGTATTTTGGAGCCTGATCTGCAAACCAAAGATCTTGAATCATGTTTTGGAAACCTGCGTGCTTCCTTTCAACAGTGTCATAAATGGTTACATTTTCAATGAGGTCGTCACCGCAAGAACCGACATAAGGTTCTCCACCTAAGTTGCATTTGTTTTGAACTTCTTTTGCCATGGCAGCGTATAGAAGAAAATCATTGAAATACTCTGTAAAATTGACTTTGTCTCTCATTTTACCTTCCACATGTAGTGTTCTGGGGAAATATGGACTGATCTAGGTTTTTCCATAAAACGAAAATCTAATTCGCCTGTCCCGTTGATAAAATTATCAGGCCATTCTATGAAAGAAAATTCGTTTTTACTGCATGCATTCATCAGCGCTTCATTGAACCAAAGATGAACATTGTTTCTTTCTTCCCAAGTTCCCCAATAAGGCTGCCCTTTGAAGTAACCGGTTTTTGGCAATTTTCTAGATACATTCTCAATTGGCAAGCTAGCTACAACTTCAATTGTTGGAACTTTATTTTCCTGCTGCCAATTCTTCAACTCTTCAATGTATCTTTCAGCGAGGTCCAGCGTAAGCTTCTTTTGCTCTTCTGGAGTTGTGGCTAGCCGACAAAGATGGTGTCTAATATCGATATTTCCAAGATAAGTTCTTAAAAATTGCAAGTTTCTTTCTTTAGGATTGAATTTTTCAGTCCAAGTATTGAAACCTTTATTTAGAGCACCATTTAGAGTTTGACCATCATTTCTGGAAAGATGGGCATCAGTTCTCCAAGCACTCAGCGCATGCGAGTCTCCAAAAACAATTCCGATCTTTTGTAGATCTTCTTGCTTTAAAGTTTTTGCTTTGCTGCATACTTCTGAAATTTTATCGAAATCTAAACTCTTGTATGCTTGCGTAGAATGCTCACGAACCCTAGACTTCAGCCTAGCTCCATAATCCGGGCAATCAATGTCTAGAGAATAAAGTTCACCAGTAAAGTTTTCAATCATCCTGGCTTTTTCTGCCAGTTTGTCCCAAGATTTAGGATCTTTTAGAAATACATTGACACCTTTGGAATTTTCTTTGAACTCCATTCCGTGTTCAAAATAAACCGTGCTCTCGTTTGACCAATCTTGGTTATACAGCAACTCACTATCTAAGCATGCTGACCACATTCTGGCCCAACCAGTTCTGTGGCTAGCTAGCCTATTTGCATGATTAGTAATCGGACTAACAATTGCACTCATAATCAAAAAACTCCTGTGGAACCAAAGCCTCCATCGCCTCGTTCTGTCGTCTCGCCAAAAAGCTGATCTTCTTCAACAACTTCAACGCTAGCATAATTTACGGGCAGTAGCACCATTTGCAGCAGTTTTTCGCCTGGCTTCACCAAAGTTTCTTCATTTCCAAAATTGTACACATGCAAATGGATTTCGCCTTGGTAGTCTTCATCGACAACACACGCGCCCACAGACAATTGTTTCTTTAGAGCAACGCCAGATTTATTGAAAGCAATCAGAGCATGCCCAGCCGGAACATCTGCTTTGATGCCCGAAGGAATGAACGCTGCTGATCCGGGTCCAATGACAATTTCTTCATGTCCTAGATCATTAGGAACATAGAAATCCAAACCTGCACTGCCTTCCGTTCCTCTAGTTGGGGTCTTTACATCTCTAACTTTACAGATTTTCATTTGTTTTCTTCTCCCTTTTCAACGATGAAATTATCAAGAGCTCCTAGGTAAGCACAAGCATCAAGCAAATTGTCTTGCTTGTAGTTGTAAGAGTGCCTGGATAGTTTCAAAGCCACTAGAGCAGCGTACATGTCTTCAGCCTCAAACTCTTTGCCAGTCATGCCTGTTGCAATCAAAGCTGCTCGGCGCATGCCTTCAGAGAAAGGTCCATACATGCGCTCTTTCTCTTCAGATCTCTTGTTCACGATCTCGTTTGCTTGCTCTAGAATGTTCATACAAAAAGCTCCTCCGCTGCTAGTTTCGCTAGTTCCTGCAGCTCCTTCTTGCTCGTATCCTTCATCGGAAAAGCTGCCTTTAAGTTTTGATAATCTGGCCAACAAAAATCACCTCTTAGTTCAAAAGTCTGTGCCGAATTTTGGCTTACATCTTCTTTCAAAATTTGTTGCGCTTTAGAAAAATGCATTTCGTATAGATGCAAACTGCCGGCATGATGATAGTATTCTCCCAATTCAACGTCTAGTCCACGCAACCTAAGCTCATTCAGCATCATCTGCTGGAACAAGCAGAAAGTGAACACATCATTGCAAAGACCAAAGATAATATCGTTTGATCTCATGTTCACACCCATGTGCAGCTTCTTGTCTCGAATAAGAAACTGCACATATTGAGTGCAAGGGTAGTCGTTTACATTTGCTTCTTTGTGATGAGGTTGGTTGACAACCATGGTCGCACGCCGAGTATCGTTGTCAGATACCAACTCATTGATAACCCATTTCCACTGTGGCCAAAAATAAGAACCATAGTTGGATTCTACTTCGCCATTTTCATCGGCAATCCTAGACCAGATTTTAGCCAACTTACCAATGTTTTTAGCGGAGCGATTTGTAGAAAGATACCACATCCACTCAGAGACAGCGTAGTCTTTCGAAAATTTGCGTGCATCAGAAGTAATGTCTAAAGCAGTAGGATTAGTCAAAGTAAAAGATTGAAATAGTAACTCTTTCTGCTTAGAGCCTCTTGAGTTGACTTCACTTCCGTTATTCCAGACTTGACCCAAGAGGTTGAGAAATAAATCGTTTAGACTATCAAATTTCATTTGGTTGAATTCCATGCTGTACATTATAAACTCACTTAGATCTTAGTTCAACAATTTTTCGCCATCTTGTAGAAAAACCAAAGTCAGTTTTTGATAGCTGAAGGGCTACCAAAGAGTTAGGTTTTAGAGAAGCATCAGCTGGACTATTCCAGCAGAAAACTCGCTCTCTAGAACCACTTTTGCCCATCAAGTGCAACAACAAGTAAGGCTTCTTTTTCTTAGTCATCTTCTTATCTGCTTTTACCAGCAAACCCCAATAAATCTCTTCTCTGTCAAAATCATCAATGCAGCGAATGTTTCTAGCTGCCAAGTTTTCTTGCAAATCTTCAGGCATCAAGCTCTCTAGATTCACAGTTCCTAACAAGCTCATGCTATTGCTGATGACTTCTGACAGACTCCAGTCCGGAGTGCCTTCTGTCTCTAGAGCCAATTCATTAAACCGGTTTCTGCCTCTATCGGGATCTTTCTTTAGAGACTTCTTGATCTCATTCCAGTTGTCTAGAACTACATCGTGAAACTGTCGATAGTTTTCAAATTTAGATCGCCAGTTCACTGATTCAAATGCTCGAAGTTTGATCAAAGCAGATATGCCAGTTTTGTTGAGCTTTGATGGCTTCCAAGTTCCATCTTCATTCCAAAAGACATCTTCCAACTTGCCGTAAGGTCGACTAATCATGATCTCGTCAATTGCTGCATCACCGAGACCCTTGCAAGAAGCGAATGAAGGAACAAATGTATCGCCATTGATGCAAGTCCACTCTCTTTCTGAATAGTTTACATCAGCACGCGAAATCTTGTATCCCAATCCTTTGACTTCAGATAGAGCTTTTGCCAACTTTTCTGGCTTGCTAGATGAAGCCTCGAGATATGCAGTGAGCCACTCAGTTTTGTAGTAAGTCAGCAACCAGGCGCAGTAGTATGAATTGATTGCATAACAAACTGCGTGAGAAGCATTGAATCCATATCCAGCAAAGAACAAGATTTTTTCGTAAAGATCTTCCGCTACAGACTTTTTCACACCGTTATTGATTGCACCGGTAATGAAACGATCTCGAAGGGCTTTCGCTTTTTCTACGTTATCGCCACTCGATCCGCCAGGTTTCATCATCTTACGGATTTTGTTGAGCTCGATTTTAGGAATACCTGCAACAACGTGACACAGTGCCATGGCTTGCTCTTGAAAGACAATGCAGCCATATGAAGGCTCTAGAACTTGTCTGATTAGAGGATGACCATAATCCACAGATTCCGGATTTTTCTTTGCTCGAACATAGATGTTATCAACTTTAGCGCTCAAAGGACCCGGGCGATAGATTGAAGTCAAGGTAGCCAAGTCCATGATTGATTCTGGCTTTGCTCGCTTGAAAAGCTTTTGAGCTCCAGCTTGCGTACACTGAAAAACTCCAGCCCAACGACCAGCATGATAAACGTGCTCGTACACCTTTTGATCTTTTAGATCCATGACCTTTGGATCCATGTGTTCCAAGTACCACTGCTTTACTTCAGCAAAAGTAGGATTGGGATTGCCTTCCTTTTTGAGAATCAGCTCAATAGTCTTCTGGATCATTCGAAGAGTCTCAAGACCCAAAAGATCGAACTTGATCCAGCCAAAAGACTCCAAGTGTTTTGCGGTCATGCCTTCCACCCAAGGGGTTTGAGGTTCACCTTTGGCCAGAATAAGAGGCATTCTATCAGCAATGTTTTCAGATATGATAACACCGCCGGCATGTCGACCCAAGTTCTTATTTTGCTTGAATAGCACATTGAGCGGCGAAACAATTTCTGGATGTGATTCCAAGAAAGTTGCTGTCTTCTTAGAGAAGCGAAGTGCCTCGTCCAAAGTTATGTCAAATCCGCCTTCTTCGCCCGAAGATCTTCGGCCATTGGCAACATCTTTCTCCAAGGTGGACAATGCAGCATTGACATCTTGGAAAGGGATGCCATAAAATCGAGAAACATCTTTGATCAACGACTTGAGCTTGAAAGTGTTGTAGTTAGAAATTGGAATAACGTTATCGCCGCCAAATTCTTCACGCAACTTGTGAATCAAGCCATCACGATCTGAAACATCCGTATCAATGTCCGGACTCTCTGTTCTCATTGGATCTAGGAAACGCTCGAACAACAAGCCATACTCAATTGGGTCGACATTGGTAATTCCCAGAAGGTAATTCACTAGAGAACCAGCGCCAGAACCACGGCCACAACCAACGATAAAGCTTTCCCATGCAACATCGATAATCTTTTTCATTGTCAAGAAGTACTCAGAAAAGTTCTTCTCTTTGATGACTTTCAACTCGTGAATAGTTCTATCGACGTACTCTTTGTTTGTATGCAAGCCTTTCTCAAGTAAAGCTTTTTTGCACATGTCAACCAATGCACGATCAGCTGTCGTGCCTTTTGGAATCACGTAAGATGGCAACTTCATGCTCGTATCAGGAACAATGTCGCCAATCATATCGTGGGCAATGTCGTGCGTTCTTTCGATCGCTGCCGAAACAAGAGCATCATCGTAAAAACTCATGCCATCTGCTGTTTCGAGATAAGATTGCCAGACTTGATCTGCATTCTTTGGATAGAGTTCGCACTTGAGTTCCTCACGAGACTGAGGAATCTGAGAGGGGTCGAAGTCTCCATGGTTAAGCCATCCAAGCTTCTTATAGATCTCCCTCTCTTTCCAATGCTCGGGGCGTGCATAGTGAGAATCGCATGTTACAACTAGCTTGTCGCCCAAATTTTCTTGTTTAGCGAACTGCATAAGAGCTCGATTGACCAAGTGCTGGGCTGATAGTTTGTTGAATTGCAGCTCAAGAAAAACATTCTCAGCACCGACAGCATCAACCAATTGCTCGTAAGTGTTGCCAATGCCTAACATGACCTTTTTTGCCAGAGACGGATCGTCGAGCAATTTGTAGTTTAGCTCATTGAATTCCACTTGCTGCAGATGTTTGAAGACTTCGGCTGAGAGTGGACCTCCCAAGCACGCGCTGGAAACCATCAAATGGCCTCCCTCAGCAGCTTCTTTAAGCATCTTGTAGTCAACTCGAGGAAAGCGATAGAAGCCTTCAAGATAGCCGCGGCTAATAAGGCCAAAAAGCCTTTGTAGACCAACGGAAGTTTTTGGCAACACTACCAAATGATGACGACGCTTGACAGGATCGAAAAACTTGCCAGACTTAGTTTCTTCTTCGTTCTCAACGGTTAGCGAAGCTTCCTCAGAAGAAACCTGGATGTCCGTGATCTCATCATCTCCGTCAGTTGTAATGTCAATATGGGTAGCAATTTTCTCTCGCTCTGCGCGCAGTTTTGCCACTGCATCTTTGTCTCCGCTTTTCGCTGCTTTGGAGATCTGGTAATCATATTGCCAAACATCTAAGTCAGGATGAACGTAAAGCTCAGCACCAGGAATAAATTTGAAATCAATGCCTTTACTCTTGAGTTTCTGATTGTATAGATACGCATGCGCAAAAGAGTTTGCGTTGCCATGTTCCGTTAGAGCCCAAGCATTGAGTCCGTTTTCCAGACAAAAGTCTATGTGCTCTTGTGGATATCCTAGTCCATCGAAGACACTGCCGACTCCGGTATGCGAGTGAAGACCGACAAATTTATTTGGCTTTTTCAATTTTTCCTCTTAGATCAGCAGGGATTGTTTGCATAGTACTCAATGAGCCTGAGTATTTCAATTGCTTCCCAGTCTTCGCAGTCTTTGTAAGAACGGCCCATGCGAGCTTTGATTCTCTCGTATAAGTGAGCATATGGGTTTCTTTTTTTGAGATAAGGTTTAGGCGGCAATTTTCCTTCTAGAGCCTTGCCGCCAACTTTGACTGCTTCTTGAATTATTTCAGCAACTTCTGGACTTAGCGCCATGGCTACTGCTGAGTGTTTTCTAGCTCTTGCTCCATTGCCAACAAGTTGGCATTGAAGCTTTCTAGATAATCAGGATCTAGATCGATCTGATCGTCTTCGGCTACAAAGCGCATCATTCTCATGTTGTCGGTAATATCTGTGCCAGAAAGCATTGCAAGTTGAAGAACTCGAACTAGTTGTGAAATAGAATTGTCAGACAAACGCATTATAATACTCCTTTTTGAAATTCAAATAATATTTTATCTCGCAAGAGATGACTGTTCATTTTTGAACAGCAGGTACCCAATGTGTGGTTCTACCATCGTCTGTTTTTTCTCGAACCACTTCATTTCCTTTTGGATCGTGGCTTTTGCCGTAAACCATAAATTGGAGTGTCGCTTCTCCAACATTGCCATCAGAATCTCTATAAGTTCGAATTGACGCTCCGCGTCCGTTGTAAGCTTGACGCAAGACAATCTGGCAGCACACGTTAAGTGCTTTTAGCTCTTCTGTCGAAAGAGATCCAACCAATCTATGAGGTGAAATTTCAGCTCTGTAGAGTGCCTCTGCTTTGACGTAATTTCCAACGCCGCAAACAACAGACTGGTTCATAATTGCTTTAGCAACAGTCCAATGAGGTTTTTTGTCCAAAGCTTCAACGAATCTTTCGTTTGACACGTCTTCATTCAACAAATCAGGACCTAGACTATTCAGCTTATCAATAAAAGTTTTTTTGCCTTTGATGACTTTCATCGTGCCAAAGTTTCTAGCATCTACAAAAAATACTGGGTCTCCAGTGCTGAAATCAAATCTAACTCTAACGTGACTGTGATCCGGATCTTTGGTCCAAGTGCCTGACATGCCAAGCGTATTCAAAAGGAAAGTCTCATTTTCAAGAATCCAAAAAATCAACTTTCCTTTGACGCCAACTCCAACAACTCGAGTTGGCTCGAAAAGTTCCAGGCCAGGAAGAGGATTTTTAGTGTATCGACCCGAAACCGGGACGATGCTCGTGCAAATTCGGGTTCCTACTTTCTTTGCCAAACCCTCACTAATGATTCTGCATTCTGCGCCTTCGGGCAATGTTTTCTCCTAGCTTCAGTCAAACATTAGTATTGTATTGCCAGATAAAAGAAAGTTCATTCTGTGGCGTTATGGCCATCTTTGTTGCTATCGGTAAAAGCGCCAGTTCCAAAAGCGACGCGTTTCAAACTTCTCTTCTTCGGCGCCAAAAGCTCGAGCCTCGCGCTCGAAAGGATTGTCGCGGTAGGCTTGCTTGCGATCTTTTTTCAAGATCCAGCCTTTGAAATAATAGTAAGCATAAGCAATCCACTGGCCAACAAACAGCATCTCCCACTGTTGGATGTAGTGCGTCTTTTCGTGCCGTCGAGTAGAATCACTAATCTCCGCTTTTCCAAAGACAAGAAACCATATGTTGATCGCATTGACTTCAAAACCGTACAGTTTAGAAAACAATTTTGTTACCGAACTGTGCTCAAAAAACAAAGGCTCTCTTTTAGAAAGCCAAGATCTCAAAAACTCTTTTGCTTTATTCAATTTTACGTACCCCTTACGTCATCGGAAGTTTATTATATCAAGATTTATGAAAACTTACACGTCATCAGGCTGACGATTTTTACTTCGCTCAATTTCAAACCCGTTAGGATATCTTTTTCGAAGCTTTTCTACATTCGCTAACATTGAAACCATGAGCGGATTGTCTCTTTTTGGACTGCAATCTCCATAGATGTTTTTCAAAATGTGAAGAATGTCTCGAATAATATCAGAAACGTGATTGCAGACTCGATTCTTGTCTAGATCATGGCCATGGCCAAAAACTTTTTTTATGTGCTCGCTGACTTCTGCGGCGTTTTTTGCCATGCGGAACTTCTTATGGAAATTTGTGTGGCAAGGATCCAAGCAATTATCGGCAGTTCCGGCAGAATATCTTTCCCAATCTCCAAACTTGATTTCGAGAACATCCATAATTCTAGCTGCGTACCAAAGTACGTCTCCAGATTCTTTCAAAGCATTCTCTGCTGCATCTAGCAAACAAAGACCAGAAGATCCGTCGTAAATTTTATCTACGGCATCTAAAAATTCAATAGTCTCGCCTATTAGGCCTAGAGCTAAAACTGTCAGATCATCGCAGCCAGTCGTTTCTCGAGTAATGGCTTGGTAATCGTTGTAAGAATACTTTTTCAATTTCTAACCCTCTTCAAGAGCACTTTGAGATCAGTTTCGTACATTTGATTCGGAGTTGTCTTTTTGGCTTTCTCTAATTCTGCAACTTTCTTTTGATACAGAGAAAAAAGTTCCTCAGCTCGTTCTTTCGTGAGAGAGTGAATTGCCATATTGAGCAAGTAGTTGTAGCTACTGTCTTCTTTGTCAAACTGCATTTTTTCGAGATCAACTTCAATATCTTTTTTAGGGCGATTGTTGATCTTCAGTCGTCCAGCAAGAATCTCTTCAATAAATCTTCTTTTATTGGAAGAAATAGTCAAATCGCGTTCTAACCTCTGAATTGTTCGCTCTTTTCTAAGACCGTAGTATTCTAGTCTAAAGTTGACAAAATATTCCACCATTTCTTCCGGGGCTTCAAAGATCTTCAGAGCACCGTTTTCGTCAAGCGTTGTGTAGTTTTCTCCAACGCGTTCTTGCATTTTCAACAAAGTTTGCAGCTTATTTTTTTTCGTCAACTGAGAAAGAACAGCTCTTCTAAACTTCAGAACATAGTGAGGTGTTTCTGCCGAGTGATCGTCGTAAGAAACTAGAGTTCCTTTTTGAATCAGACTCTCGAGATGAGCTTCATATTTTTCGTACGTATAGCTAGGAGGTATTTCTGTTATTTCAACAGTTGTAGTATTTTTGACTTTATAGCTGCCGCTGATGACCCAAGACTTAGGAGCATCTGGGACTCTAGAAAAACTGCCGCTAAATCCATTGATCCATGGCTTGACTTCCGGACACTTTTTGCCTTTTAGAACCGAAAGGCATGCTTCTATCAAATCAGCCGGATGTCTGTTTAGAATGTTTGTTGCAAAGCCAACTGCGATCCCGCTGCCTCCGTTGAGTAGAACAGTTGGGATAATTGGCAAAAAGAACTTAGGCTCGATCTTTTCGCCCTCTTCTTCTTGCTCATCAACTAGATCAAAATCTTTGTACAACAGCCGAAAATTTTCGTTGAACTTCACGCCAACATAACGAGGAGCACCAGCCTCAGGAGACCTCAGGGAACCAAACTGACCAATCCCTTGAAAGATAGGCATGGAATTCTTGAATTCTTGTGCCATGCCGATGATAGTTGCATCTAAAGATCCATGGTGAAACATTGTCATTGATGCCGCAAGGCCGCCGAGTTGGAAAACTTTCATCGGCTTTTCCTTGCCAGTCTTCCATACTTGGTTCGCAGTATGTGCAATTTTTCTTTGTGATGGCTTGAATCCATCAATCAACGACGGAATAGCACGATTTTCAACAGTATAAAGCGCATAGCTTCGAAGTTCGTTGTCGAAAAAATTGCTTACTGTGCGCTCAGAAATATTGCTCATCCTTGCTCTCCTAGCATCTTTTTCTTACGAACGTCAGCATTGCTTCCAAACCAATCTTCTAGTGATTGCTCCAAATCGTCTCCTGGCACTAAGGCAAACATCTTTGGATCTCTGATTATGTCTTTGTATTCCGGATCTTCTAGAGCTGCAAGACCTTTTTTGTAAGAGACATCCCATCCTTTAGAAGATTTTGAATTTGACCATTTTTCAAATTCTTCGTTCGTATAGAACATTTTCCGATCTTTGTTCTTGGATGCAACGACTAGCGGAGTCATGACTCGATACAGCATTTTCTCTTCTAGAAGCTCTGGCCAATATCGACCAAAGAAGTTGACCAGCAATCCAGCAATGGAATCTCCATCAGGATCTGCGTCAGAGTAAATTAGGATTTTGCCATATCTCAAATCTTTTGGCTCTTCTCCCAACCTCAGACCAATTGCATTCAATAGAGATTGGACTTCTTTGTTTTGCACAACTTTTGTAGGCTTTAGGCCTGCAACGTTTAGAAATTTGCCTCGAAGCGGAAAAGCTCCTTGGGTCATTGGGTCTCGATACTTTCTAAAAGCACTAGAAGCAGAGTCACCCTCGAATAGAGCCAGACTGCAATTTTCCCTTTTTCTGCCTTTTGCATCGATGAGCTTCAGGACTTTTTCTTTGTCCAGTTTTTTGTTGAGTTGACGCAAAGCCTTGCGTTCATCTGCTTTTTTCTTCTGTTGCGCCCAATCAAGAATTCTTTGAATCATCTCAGATTCACAGACGGATTTCAGAAACTTATCACTCAAGTCATGTTTCGAGCCAAAATCTCTGACGTCAGTTATGAGTTTTTCTTTCGTCTGAGATGAAAACGAAGAATTGACAATGTCAGCACTCACAAATACAAACATGTGATTCTTGATTTCTGATGGCCGCAGATCAATCTTGTGTTTCTTCTTTAGCCTGGTTCGCACGGCATTGACAATTTGATTTGCCACATAATCTACGTGTGTACCGCCGTCAGAAGTTGCCACGCCATTGACAAAAGAAGCATGTTGTAAGCTGCCATTAGATGTGCCTACTGCAATGCGCCACCTTTCAGAGCCTTCAAAAATAACATCGTCGACGTAAAGTCGACAGTAAGCAGAAAATGAAGGATAGCTGAATCTCTTGCCATTGAAATAGATCTTCAGCATAGGATTGCATGCCGTTATATCAATGCAACGCTTTCGCATCATCTGAACATGATCTGCATCCAATCCGGTAAGCCCAAACTGACTATAGTCAGGCAGATAGCTTATCTCAGTAAATCCTTGAGCTCCTTTTTTTCTTTTTACTTTAGGCTCGTCGCGGTCTCGCATGTTATTGCGAAATACTTGCAAAAACTCTTTTTTGCCATCACAAGTATTGATCGAAAACTCAACTGAGAAAATGTTGGTAAGTGTGGCTCCGACACCATTTGTGCCTGCAACAATTCGATCTTCTGAATCGTCAAAATTCGAGCCGGCCTTGAGATTAGAAAAAATCATCTCTGGCACCCATTCGTTGTGCTCAGTATGCTTCACAACTGGTATGCCGCCGTTGTCTCGAATGGTAATTCTGCCAGTATCGATGTCAGCAGTCACATCGATTCTATTGAGTTTACCATGGCGCCGATGTTCGTCAGCTGCATTGGAAATAATCTCATCAAAGAGCTTGAGAAATCCCGGGTTGTGCTTGACGTTTTGAACAACAAATTTACCGGTATCTTCATCCAGAAGATGCATTTCATCTTCTCGAGTCTTGGTCGACCCTATGTACATTCCCGGACGTTTTAAACAATGACTTATGTCATCTAGCTTTTTATACCGCTCTTCAATAGTTTTCTTAGTTTTTGCCATTACTGTTCCAAAGCCAAGAGTGATACTTGTTCAAAGCGTGATCTTGAGGATCTACTGCTTTCCAATCTCCGCGGCAGAAAATTCGCCATGCATCATTCGCATATTTGCCAATGCCGTGAAGCTCAATAGGCTCGAGCCATTCTTTTTGAACGTATTCTTCTGTAAAACGGCGCATAGCTTTAGGGCGGCGGTTATAGAACCCTAATGGTCTTAGAAGATCAGAAACATCTTCATGTTTTGATTTCAAGAAAGATTGAGGATCTGGCCATTTATCAAAAAATTGCCAGACCACTTTATCAACCTGTTTTCTCGTAGTTTGATTTAACATCAAACAAGACATCAAGATCTTCCATTCATCCGGCCACAAGGATTCTTGCAATAAACTGTGGGGAGATTTTGGCGGACACCACATGAAATACCTCCTATATCTAGAGACATTATAACATGTGGTGTATTTTCTTACACGTTTTTGACCATCATATCTTTTAGTTTCTTAAGATACGAAGTCTCTCCAACTGCTGGTTTGCCGTGAATGCCATACAAACAAGCAGCAACTGAAGACATCAGGGAATTGCCATCTTGAGGAGTGAAAGCGACTCCAACGACCCGGGTCGTATAGGAAGCGGGATGGAAAACTTCAACGGAAGGCAAACTCACAACTGACTGTGAATAAATTCTGCCGTAAAAGCCGTGATCTCTACCGAAAGAGAATATTTGATTTGCCGACGTTTTGTAAGACGTACAGACAAATTCGTCTTTCTCAAATCGCTTAATCACCTCTTCTCGGCTAACATGCTCTGGCAAAGTGATATTAAATCTAACAGCATGCATGTACTGTGTGTTGGTCTTTAGCGCACTAGAAAAGATAGGCAGCTTTCCTGGATATCCAAAAAGATCGTTAACATCTCTTGCGTGATGGGTTCCAAAAGATGCGTCCCCATGTTTACCGACAGAAGTCGAAGGTGTGAATCCTTTATCTTGACTCACATCATTTGAGCGGCGAATGCAAGTAAAGTCTCCGTCCATGATGTCGCGGGCATCATTTTCTGTAACAGCAGTCAGCAAACGTGCAATTGCGTGCGTATTGCAGCTCACGACTTGCAGATATCCTTTACCATCTACCGGCACTTTTTTGTCAGTAAGACCAAGCGCATAAGGAGTTCCAAAGCCTTTTTCGCTACCTTGTGCAACGAAAAGTTTATCAGAATAGTTTTTATAGAACTGTTCCTTGTTGGCTAAGCCGGCTGGGGTGCAGTCAATCACTACTTTGGATCGATCTAGAGCGTCTTCCCAAATATAGGACACTTCAAAACCCATTTCATTAAAGTCGGCAACTCGGTCTGAATCAGTAACCAACTTAGCTCCGGCTTTTATCAGGCTCTCAACTTTAGTTGAATCTTCTAGCAACGGAGTTCGCTTGTGAAACATGACTTCATCAATTTGAAAATCATCTTTCAATCTGCATAAAAGTCCAATTAGGGGCTCGCCAATTGTTCCAGTACCAACGACAAGAACGCGTTTGTTTTCTAGCATCTTATTCTCCTTCTCTTCCGTAGTCATCACTAATTCTAACGACATCGTCTAAATGATTGGTGCTAACTTCCATAATTTTGACATTGTCAAATTTCGTAGCTCCAAATCGATGTATTTGACCAGGCTCAACGTGAAAGCTTTGCCCTTGTTCAAATCTCATTTCGACATCATTTTCATCGTAATTTATGAGTTTGCCTTCTAAAACATACACGGTTTCAGTCTTTTTTTCATGGTACTGTTTGGAAAGTCTTTGGCCGGCATTTATTGCAATTATTTTTGCTACATAGCTTTCCGTGTGAGCCCATATAACTTCATAACCCCATGGCTTTTCGATTCTTCTGTGCATTGACACCCCGCACTATTCGAACTCTATGTTTACTTCGACACTCAGCGTCATTTTTGGAACTCTGAGGTGGTTTACTAAGTTGTGCTTCTTTGCCTCTTTTCCATCGATAAACCAGTCAGCATGCTTCTTTTTATCGGCAATCTTCAGGAAATAATCATCAGCCTTGCCACAGTTTTGTGCCATCATGGTATAAATGATTTCATTGAGACGGTCGGCTTCTTTAGCGCTAGCCTTAAGCTCTTCAACCTTGCCCCACTCCATAGAGCTAACATCATGGATCATGATGGTAGAATTGGGATCCGCGAATCGATAACCCTCTTCGCCGAATGTGGTCAACACAGCACCACAAGACATAGCCTTACCTTCAACGATTGTTGCAATAGGCAGATCAGAATTCTTGATGGCAGAAATCATGGCCATGAGAGAGTAGACTTGACCCCCATAAGAATCAATCACAATAGGAATGATAGGCTGACCGGTATTGTGAGCATCTCCAATCTGTTTAATAAACTTAGTTGCACTGTCTTCATCGAAACTGTTGACTCGAATTATAACAGGCTCTTTTCTTATTTCAGCATCTTTCAATAAATTACTAATAGTTTTTTTGACGAACATTTTCTCTATCCTCCCTATTTTTTAACCAGGACTCAAACTCTCTGACAGTTCGAAATCCATTATAAGTAGCTGAATCCCAGTTGGGACCTAAGTGCTGAGAAATTACATTGTCATCATAGTGAACTGCACGCAATAGCCAAGATCGATCAGCATATGCATCTGCCCATGTTTTTGGACTACGACGCTTGGACTCTGGGCTTCTTCGCAATTGAGCTATTTCTAGACCAGTCTCTTCGCTAATGAGCAGCAAAATATCGTCTTGATATTCACTGATCTTGTTGTTCCAAACTAATCTAATTTGTTTCATCAAGAACCACACATGTCGCATGCTTCCGGATTCTCTAGAGAGCAAGCAATAATTTCTTCCGGCGTTGGCTCAGAAACGACCTGGTTTTCGCTTTGAGTCTTAGATTCGACAGTAATTGTCTTTGCCATAGCTGCCGGCTTAGATCGCAGGTAGTACATGCCAGTTTTCAAGCCAGACTCCCAAGCATAAAAATGCATTGCATTTACTTTACCAATAGTTGGGTCAGCAATGAAAAGATTCATTGACTGAGACTGGCAAATGTAAGCACCTCGATCTGCTGCCATGTCAATGATCGGTTTCATTGACATTTCCCATACAGTGCGATAACGACGCTTGATATCATCCGGTACGCTAGGAATCGATTGCACGGAACCATAATTTCGTACAATCTCATTCTTCATTTCTTCGTTCCAAAGCCCTACATCCACAAGATCGTTCACCAAGTGGCGATTAATAATAACAAATTCTCCTGATAGAACTCGACGGACATAGAGGTTCGACGTGAAAGGCTCAAAACACTCATTGTTGCCTAGAATCTGAGATGTCGAAGCAGTAGGCATTGGCGCCAACAAAAGGCTGTTTCTCAGACCCCAGCGCTTAATTTTCTTTTTGAGAGTTTTCCAATCTAGAGAATCGTGAGGCTCAACACCCCACATGTCAAATTGCAAAATGCCTTCTGAAGATGGGGATCCTTCATAACTCTCATAGGCCCCATTGTGGCGAGCCAACTCACAAGAAGCTTCAAGAGCTCCATAGTAAATGGTTGCAAAAATACGCCGATTTAGTTCACGCGCATTTTCATCTTCGAAATTATATCCCAGCAAAGCAAACGTGTCTGCCAAACCTTGGACGCCGATGCCAATAGGTCGATGCTTAAGATTAGAAACATTAGTCTGTTCTGTTGGATAAAAACCTTTGTCGATAACATGATTGAGGTTTTTCGTAACTTCTGAGGCTATCGACTGCAAGGCATCAAAGTCATACTTGCCATCTTTGACGAATCTAGGCAGAGCGATAGAAGCTAAGTTGCAAACAGCAGTCTCATTTGGATCGCTGTATTCAATGATCTCTGTGCAAAGATTAGAAGACTTGATTGTTCCTAAGTTCTTCTGATTAGATTTTGCATTTGCAGCATCTTTGTACAGAATGTATGGCACCCCAGTCTCAATTTGAGCTGTGACGACTTTAACCCAAAGATCTCGAGCTTTGACCTGACGTACGTAGCGACCTTCAGCTTCGTATTGCTCGTAGAGCTTGACGAACTCTTCGCCGTACACATCTGAAAGGCCAGGAGACTTATGAGGGCACATTAGAGACCAAATGCCGTCATTTTTGACACGCTGCATGAAAAGATCAGGAGTCCAAAGAGCATAAAACAAATCACGCGCGCGGAGCTCTTCTTTGCCGTGATTCTTTTTTAAATCGAGAAACTCTTCGATGTCAGCATGCCATGGCTCGAGATAAACTGAAAATGCACCTTTGCGCTTGCCGCCTTGGTTGACATATCGAGCAATCTCGTTGAGAACTCGAACCATCGGAATGATGCCGTCTGAAGTGCCATTAGTGCCTGCAATCATGGTCCCTGCAGCTCGAAGATTGTGAATGTGCAGCCCAATGCCTCCAGCCCACTTTGAGATGTTGGCAATCTGCTTGTAGGTCTCAAAGATGCCTTCGATAGAATCTCCAGCAAGACTCTGCAAGAAACAGCTTGCCATTTGGCTTCGTGGAGTTCCAGCGTTGAAAAGTGTAGGCGTGGCATGAATGTAAAGGCCTTTGCTCAAGCTGTCATAACACTGAATAGCTGCCGAAACATCACTTCCGTGAATGCCCAATGCAACCCTCATCCACATAAACTGCGGCGTTTCAGCGACATGCTGGCCTACAGATTTGAGATAGCCGCGGCGCAGAGTGGCTAATCCAAAATAGTCAAAATCATGATCGCGATCATGTACAATAGCTCTATCGATAAGCTCGGCTTTCTTTTTGTTAGAAACAATTTCAACTAATTCCGGACTTACAAGAGGTGAGTGCAGACCTGTGTCCGGATTGACGTAATCGTACAATCTCTCGACGTTTTCAGAAAACGATACTGGAATTGATTTTTGCCAACGAGACATCAGTATTCTTGCACCAAGAACCGAATAATCCGGATGCACGGTTACCATCCTGGCGGCTTCTTGGGCTATCAGTTCATCAATTTGAGCAGTTGTAATGCCATCAACAACAGACTCAGCCACGCGGCGCGTAACCTCTGTTGGAACAACATAGTCTTTATTTAGATCTCGGCACTGCTTTTTGATCCGCTGCGTGATTTTGTCAAACTTAATTTCTTCTTTTCTGCCATCGCTTTTGACAACGAACTGTCTCATCAAAACTCTCCGTCCCAACTTAGTTCCTGTGACCCTCCCGACTTAACGCCGGCTTTTGCATATTCACTCACCCGACGCTCGAAGAAGTTAGTTTTTCCCTCAAGGCCAAGCATTTCCATCCATGGGAATGGGTTGTTTGTATTATAGACTTTTGCGTAACCAAGATCAGTTAAAAGTCTGTCGGCAACGAATTCAATGTAGCGACTCATTGTGTCAGAGTTCATGCCAATTAGACTCACAGGCAGAGCTTCACAGACAAAATTCTTCTCAATGTCTACTGCTTCACAGACGATTTGTTGCACTTCCTCTGTAGAAAGCTTATCGAGAATGTGGTTTCGGTAAACCTTAATTGCAAAATCAGTGTGAGCAGCTTCATCTCTAGAAATTAACTCGTTAGAAAAAGTTAGGCCTTTTAAACCTTTATCGCGATGTTTGAGCCAAAAGATACTACAAAAAGAACCACTAAAAAAGATGCCTTCAACGCACGCAAAAGCAATCAGTCTTTTTGCAAACGAATCTGCTGAATCAAGCCACTTCAGTGCCCATTCGGCTTTTTTACCAACAGTAGGAATCGTGTCAATTGCCCGCAGAAGCTTAGTCTTCTCATTGGCATCTGAAACATAAGTGTCAATTAGCAAAGAATAAGTTTCGCTATGAATTGTTTCCATTGCAGCCTGAAAAGTGTATGCTGCTCGAGCTTCTGGATACTGTACTTCGTTAGCAAAACGATAGCACAAGTTTTCATTAACAATGCCATCTGATGCTGCAAAGAAAGCCAAGATATGCTTGATGAAATGGCGCTCATCGTCATTTAGTTTTTGCCAGTCTTTTAGATCTTCGCCGAGATCAATCTCCTCAGCTGTCCAAAAGGAGGCTTCTTGTTTCTTAAATTCTGCCCACAAATCATCGTGAACAATTGGGTAAATTACGAACCGATCTGGGTTCGACTGCAAAATTGGTTCTGTCATGCTGCTTCTACCTCATCTCCCATGGCTTTTACTTCGCGCCACTTTTTACGCAACGCAGCTTTTGCCTCGCTGTTAGAAGCTTCAGTAGCTTCGTTTAGAGACATTGCAGTTTCGTCAAGAATGCCAAACATTGACATCGATGTGTCAATTGTGATTGGAAACACAATGCCGTCTTTGCCAGCTCTATTTTTGGCAATAAACAGTCGGCCGATGCCTGTTGATTTTTCAGCTGCTTTTCTGGATAGACTAATAACAACATCTGCAACCATCGCCTTTCCGTAAGCTTCTGACATATTCTCCAAACCAACAATGTCCGACTGTGCGCTGTCACGATTTGCTTGTGACGCAGTCCAAATTGGGATATCCAGCTCCATTGCTAGATTCCTCAACTCTTCATAAATAAGCTTAAGCTCATGTCGCAAGCTATCATAAGAGCGAGTAGACTTCATAATATCTGCGTAGTCAATGATAATGACGTTAGGCTTGAAGCCTTTCAGAGACAATTTTTCAATGTGGTTTCTCAGGGTAACAACGCTAGCAGAGCCAGTCGGATATTCTTTAATGATTAGTCGGCCTAAATCTTTATTTTGATAAACGTCTTTGACTAAATCTTTGCTGTCCTGCACATCATTACTTGGAATGCCACACAAGTTAGAATCATATCGAATGCCGACTGCAGTCTCAGTTAGCTCAAATGTGTAGTGAAGAACGTTTTTGCCGGCACGCATGGCGTTTGCACCAACCGCAACAAGCCAGTGTGATTTACCTACGCCAGTATTTGCTGTGACAACACCGATCTCACCACGGCCCAAGCCGCCTTTGAAAATGTCTTTCTTGTCTAGTCGGTCAAAGCCAGTTGGCACAGCATTGCGATTGATCTTGACGAATCGAGCCTCAATGTCCTCGAAGAAATCGTGACCACTAGAATTCTGCATGCCGATAGAGACAGCATTCTTCATTAGGTCGATTACTTGCTCAAAGTTTTCGCCTTGAATCAAATCCACAGATTTCTCGAGTGCGCCTTTGAAAGCTTGGCGCTTACAGAAATCTAAAGTCTTGTCTTTGACGTAGCCGATGTCTCCCGGATTGGGATTAGCTTTGACTCGCAAAAGAAACTCGATGATCTGATCTCGAAGTACATCGTCACTGCCATCAGAAAGCTCCTCTTTGATAACTTGCACTAACAAGCCAAGAGTCGGAAAGCAACGATATTTCTCGTAGTAAGCAAAGTACTTCTCTGTCAAAAACTGCAGATAATCTACATCAAAAAAGTTAGGCCGCATGACCTCTACCATTTGACTAGACCACTGTTTATCAGAAATTAGACCCTGAAAGATTTTTTCCTGGAAGCTCTTTCCATATCTAGAAAAGTGGTGCACTTCGCTGGAATTTTCGATTATTTGCCTCAAAAATTGGTTTTGAATATTCATCTATACCTCACGGAATTAATTGCAACGAAGTGTCTACTAATATCAAATGATTGCATGCCATGCTGTGCCATCATGCGCAACAATGCCATTTTATTGGAATTTCCAATATTTTCAAGTTGATCGCTAATTTTTTTGACCTGATCTGCTGCCAAGTTTTGTGTGTCTAAGTGCATCAGGCGCCAGTTTTGCTGAGCCATTGTGCCGGCTTCGGCAATTGCTTTAATCGTCTTGCCTTTGTTTTTTACAGACAAAAACCGTGCATGTTCCACTACGTCTTGACAAGAGTGGAAATCAGATTCAGCCAGAAAAGGAAACCAACGAGATATATTCTTGAATCCTGCTCCTTTGATTCCTGACACGTCGTCACTCGAGTCTCCTATGAAACAGCGCGCAGTCACAAAGTTAGTTGGGTGAATGCCAAATTTTTGCAGGACTTCCGAAGTATCAATTACTTTCTTTTGACCAGGCGAATATTGCAGAACGCTTTCGCCTATTAGTTGATACAAATCTTTATCAGAAGACACGATCATAATAGGAGATTTTAGAATATCGTATCTTACCAAATAACCAATAATGTCATCAGCTTCACAGTTTTTGACATAAAGCTGAGTCACTGGCAGATGACCAAGAGCTTTGACTAGCATATTGACTTGCATCGTATGGTTGGTTGCTGTAGCTGGAATATCGTTCTCATAGTAACGATTCAATGCAGCCGGCCGTCTGCCAGATTTATACGAGCCCATGATTGCTCGGCGCCTATTGCTGCCTCCAGATTCCCAGACTACAATAATGCGCTGCGGTGAAAATTTTTCACAAAGCAACCCCAGACCTTTGATGAAGCCTACAAATCCGCCGACGTGTTCTCCATTTTCGGACATCGACGGATTTGCGCAAAAATGTCTCATAAAGACATTCAGGCCATCAACAAGAAGAACTGGCTTATCGATAGCAGTCTCCTTTTTCATTCAAAAACTCCAAGAAATCAAATGTCTAGATCAGCTAAAGCTTCTTCCATATCATCTGCAACAGCTCTTACTTCTTCGTAAGATTCAGTATCGATGTCAATCTCATCAGGATCTTTCATTTTCTTTACGAAAGCCTGTTCTGTCAAATCATCGAGATATTGCTTGTACTCTGGGTCTGCCAAGACTTGATCAAAATCAGCCTTATAGAACTTCTTCTCTACAACGACCTCTCCAGTTTCAGCATCGCTGACCAACAATGTCTTCCAAGCTCCGGTGCCTGAGATTGCAATGGTTTTGCCGTTGACTGTAGTTTCGCCAGCCTTTCGAAGAACGTCAAACAACTGCTCGTGCTCTTTGATACCCACGCCAAAGTGAATCTCGAAATTACAGGTTCTAAAAGGCGCAGAGACTTTATTCTTGATAGTCTTAGCAGAAACGTTGATTCCAATTACTTCTTTGTCTTTGTTGGTAATTTGTTGTCCTGCACCCAGTTTGATTCGTACAGACGAGTGAAAAGGGATTGCCTTACCGCCGGGTGTAGTAGTAGGATCTCCATACATGACTCCAATTTTAGTTCGAATCTGATTCAAGCAAATCATCAAAACATTTTGGTTTGCAATCACGCCTGTGATTTTTCGCATGCCTTTTGAAATTGCTCGAGCTTGCAAGCCGATAGTTTCTTTGTCGTAATCGCCAATCAACTCTGCTTTAGGAGAAGTTGCTGCGACAGAATCCCAGATAATCGTGACTGGAACATCTTTGTCCATTGCTTTGGCTTTTAGAATTGTCGATTCAGCAATAGCCAAAACCTCTTCGGTACAATGAGTATCGACATAAACGAATCTTTTACTAATGTCAACGCCTAGTAAAGAAAGGTTTTCTACGCTAGTCGCATTCTCCGTATCGATGTAAACAACAATGCCGCCCATATCTTGCGTAGACTTTGCAATCTGAATTGCGATATGCGACTTGCCAATAGATGGAGGACCAAAGATCTCTACGATTCGACCTTCTGGCATACCGCCATCTCTTCGGTTAGAAATAATATAATCGAGCTGCGTTGATCCTGTTTTGATCCAGCGCTTGACGTGCGTCGGAGAAACATCGTGCTCGAGATTGTAGGCGATCTTCGATCCGTGATCCTTGTTGATCGACTTGATCAGATCTTCTGTGAAGCTATCCATTGCGTTATTTTTCTTTTTTGCCATCTATCAAACCTCCTGAGTGATTATAGAACTAGAAAGGCTATTAAACAAAACTGGGCCGCACACTTTTTGCATGCCGCCCAGTTCGTTCTCTATAGTTTTAGAGAATTAGAGATTTTCTAGATCCGCAAAAGCGTCGTCCAAGTCTTTCATTGTTGACGTATTGCTGGTGGAACTAGAGCTGCTAGTCGACTCTGTATTGTTAGACGAAAAGCCACGAGTTGACCCGTCGTCGGCATTTGGATCCTCAAGCCAAGTATTGATGATTTTCTCAAGCTCATCATACGACTTGCAGGTGTACATTTCATCCAGGTCAGGAATGTTGCTAGTCCACTCTTTGATCTGCTTCTTATCGGTCGATAGTGCAGTCGACTTAGGTCGAGGACGAACTGACGTCTCAGCCCACATACGACCAGGCTGCTTGGTGCAGCTAACCTTGATGTCAAAGCCCTCGTTGAGATCAGTAATGTCGCCATAGTCAGCATCAAGCATGATCTTTAGCAGATCCTGATAAACGGTCTTGCCGAAAGACCAGAGTCGAACGCCCTTGTCTTCCTCGCCTCGAACGATAACTGCTGCATAAGATCGCATCTTAGGATAGAGCTTCTTCGCCAGCTCGTAAGACTCTTTTGAATCATCGCTGCGAAGCTTAGTAATGAGCTCCTGGAACGGATCAGGCTTGCCAAACTGGTAAGGGGCAAGTAGGCCTGGGTTATTGCCGATATTGTAGTAAAAGTAGCGCTCTTTGAAAGGCTGACCATCGTTGTCTGGAAAGGCGACAATTCGAATTGTGGTCTCTTCACCCTCAGGCGGGCGCCACATAATGTTTTTGCGCGTGTTTACGCCGCTAAGTTGGTTGAGCTTCTTTTGAAGTGCTTCTAGATTGACTGCCATTTTCTAACCTCCATATGTCTAAATTGGCAATAAAGCAATACACAAATTATAAATTCATACTTTGTTTTGCTTGCGGTATAATACTAAAAAATTAAAGTTCAATATTCAAAATTATTTGCGCATTTTTTTGGGTGGTCGCGCACCACCAAAAGCGTCGCCGGCAGCTTCAGCCGGCGACTTGCGTCGACCGGCTTGCGCGTTTGGATACGTTGCATCTGTGCCGAGTGGAGTTGTGGCTCCTGCTATAGCACTAGATACGCTCTGCTCTGCCTGCTCCTCTTCTTCCTCGTCCGGAAGATCAGGCTCAGTCAAAAGATCGCCTTCGGGTTCGTCGGCGCCTTCGTTGAGCATCCAGTTTACGTACTGCCACAGACTTTTCTTCATGCTTATAAATATGACCTTACTGGTCTTTTAGATCAGATAAAGCAAAAGTTCTTGCTGTGTGAAGTGCTTGTGCCAAAGGCAAAGTCTCGTTAGCATAGAATCGATTTTCATCGTACTGAAAGCCTGCAGAGGTAGCCAAAGCAACCCACTCGTCTTTGGTCACATCCAGCTTGTAACGAGAAATGTAGAAAAGGGTTCGGTGCGCAACCGACATCTTGGGGCACTTGTCGTTGTACTTGTAGTAGCGGCCCAATTTTTCTCGATGCCAATCTGACTCCTCTGGAATGAAGAGGTCCATGCCTTCTCCCGGATCTCCCAATCGTCCCAGCTCGTGAACTAGGGCAACGCGAGCCAAGCTCTTAGGATCCACTTTGGCATCAAATGCTTTTGCATGCTTTGCCGTGTTTAGCGCAAAAGCAATGAGGCCGCCAGGGGTTCCGCCCTTGTCCGGCGTTAGCTCGCGAGGGCACAATGCCAATCGTTCTCCCAACTCTTCTTCTAGCCGATCAATGCCGGCTTGAGACTCATCGTCAGGAAAAAACTTCTTAAGCAGTGAAATGTATTTGTCGTAAGAATTTTTGATGTTTTCTAGGTTAGTATCCATGTGATTATTATGGACAAAAAAAGCAAAATTTACAATTCAGCCATTGTAGGAACTGCTACAGTATTTCTAGCAACGAATTTAATGCCATCTTTCATCGACAGAAGGTTTGCTGCTTCAGCGCCTAACAGAGTAAGGTAAAGAAATTTGGTGCCATTTCTCTGTGAGATCTCACTGGACTTTATTGGAATCTCCACTCTTTTTGAGTCTCCAACAGTTTTTACAGATGGCATGCCAAATGCTTCTCTCATGATATCGTTTTTCTGAATGGCTTGCATCAGTATGCTAGTTGCCTTTTCTAGATCTGTAGAACCAGATGCTGCCCTAACTTTCAGGTCGTTCATAAGGCCCTCTGGGTCATTGTTTACTCGAGTTTCTTTTGCTCTAACTAACTCTAGATATCTGCCGCCACCTGGTTTTTCTACGACAATTTTATTGTTATTAGAACTAGTTTTTTTCTTTTCCTTGGCTTCTTTTTCTTTGGCTTTCTTCTCGTCGTACTTTTCAGTAGCTTTTTCGTAAGCACTCTTTTCTTCCTTCGGCTTCTCAGGATTTTGCTGCTCTGCGAAGAGTTCGAGTGCAGCTTCTTTTATCATCTGGTCTAGTTTTGAGTAACGCATCATGTTCTCCCGCTGCCCTTAATTATCTAAACGTTCTCTCTTTGTCGGGAACCAGAAGCCTTCATATCGCATATTTTCGCACGCTGCAAAAAAGTAGTCTTCAGCAGACTTGGGCACTTCGACAATTAGGGCATCGTGAATCACAAGCAAAGGCTTAACAGCTGGATGTTCTGCACAAAGCTTGGCAAACATCAACACAGCTAGCTCAGCAGCTGTTGACTGAACGTAATGGTTAAGCCTGACTCGCTTATTCTTAGTGGCTTCATGCAGCGGTCGACCGAAGTGATTCTTGACGCCACCATTCTCGGCTTGGATAGCTAGCTTATTTTCAATATCCGGTACTCCGAAATATCGGGAAACACGTTCCATCATCTGTTTGGCTTGACGCAGAGAACCGACTGTTGTAGCCAACCTCTGGGCTCCAGCTCCGTAGAGTGTTGACAGCGTGGCTAGCTTGGCAGTCTCGCGATCTTCGATATCGCACATGTTCATGACTTCTTCATAAACATCTTCCTCGGAAAGGTCGTTAGAAGACAGCCAGAATGTCACACGCGGCTCCAAAGACGTAAAGTCAATAGAGTATATGGCAGAATCAGAAAAGTCCTTTAGAAGGCATCTACGCGTCTCTTTTGGAAGAACTAGAAAATTGGGACCATCTGTTATTGTTAGCCGGCCAGTCGTCGAGCCAGCAGTGTTGTATCTGACGTTTGTTGCACCGGTTTTAGGGTGGATACGCTCTATTGCAGCTTTGCTGTCAGTGAATTCCTGGAACTTGGGCAGATCAATGCGCATGCGACCTAGGCGGTCCAAAAATCTACGACCCTGCAGCCAAGTATTAAAATACTCTAACATGCGACCGTCTTCGAACGTGCTTTCCAACTGGCTCTGACGCATGTTGACTATTTCTTGCCTTCTCTGTTTGGGCAGCAAAAGCGGCCAAGTAGAAGCCGGTGCTTGTAGTAGACTGCACATTGACTCAATTTCGGCCGGTAGGGTAGGCTGCTCAAAGCCAGTAACGATAGTCAGAAATTCAGCTGCAGCCGACCAAGACAAAGTGACGCCAGAATCCACAGCATCAACGTCAGCCAGTACTATGTCCCTGCCTTTGACTCTTTCGAATACACGCATGGATTCATTATTCTAGAAATGGCAAAATATTTCAAAACTATTTTTTGGCTTTCTTTTTCTCGCTTTTATAAGCCAAGATCAGTATGTCAGCCAAGCGATCTTCGATGTTAGCGTAGGATCCGTAAGCGTTGGCAGGTTTGAGCTCTGCACTCGTCGTGTAACCGGTTGCGTCAATCTTGTGGCTAACCGAAACAACGTTGTAATAGTTGTCCAGCGTGGTATTAGTAGCATAGTCGACGAAATACTTTTGTGCCAGATTTAGCGTGGGACAGCCGAACGTGGTTATCGATAAAGTCGCTGGATGCACCATGAAAGGCAGGTTCGTTGACTGTTGTGGAGCTGACAAGTCACCCTTGCCTGAATACCTCTGTGCCAGAAAGATTGACGTCAGATTATCATCGGCTTCGGCAGACATCGATGCTTCAATGATGCCTGATGCTTCTGTGCCGTGCAGCAGATAAGGTGAATTTTCGAAAAAGAACTTTCTCAAACTAGGGGCATCGGTATTTAGAAAATATTTTTGGTCCAAACTATCGAGAATTTCCTTTATTCTTGCGTCCTTGTCATTGCCTTTGAGTTTGTCTTCCAGCGATTTTTTGATGGCATCTTTCACTTTCTCATCATCATTTGTATTTTGGTCTGAAGCCTTGACAATATATTTGAGATCCACAAGTTTTTTTAAGTTGCCGCTGAAAGCTTCGTTGTGCCTAGGCGTTCTTTTTTTATCTTTCACTGTAGACGAATAGTCGGGCTCATCAGTGACACCACTACGCATGAGATCTATCAAGGCCTGTGCTGTTGTTGTCTGTTGTCCGGCTGTGAGATCCTGAAAGTATACTCGGGTCACGCTTTTACTTGGGTCACTACTAGATTTTCTGGTGACAATTCGCATGCTAACTCGGGGCTTCACGTAGAGCGGTCGCTTTCTTTTCTGGCCATAAATTGCCAGCAAGTTGTCTCTCTGGATTTTTTGCAGCTTTAGAGCATCAGCAGGGTCTTTGGAGCTGAACAGTCTTCGGGTGGCTTTTGATGCGACTGATTGTGTACTGCCTACCTCCTTTCGCTCGTTTGGCTTGACGACGTTAGACATACCAAACGCCCGGGCCCCGTCAAAAGTAAGAAACTTTTCCGACACAAATCTAACAAAGTCATCGATGGTGACCTGTGCCCTCTTTTTCAAAAACTCTTTGAGCTCTTTTTCAAAATCGTTAAGTTCTATTGGAAACTGTGCTATGTTATAATCGAAAACTGCTGCAGCGTTGGCATTGAACGACGAGAAAAAGAATTGCAAATCAGTATCCGGACCTGACAACACTGGAGTCAGAACGCTTAGCATGAGCTTGCCGTAGGAGACGTACGTTTGCTTTTTTGCTTCCCCAGCTTCATCTTCTCGTTTTTTTATTCTGCCACCTTTGAAATGTGCTTCTTGCACGCCGTACTTTGAACTGCCAAATCGCAAATACGGATCGGCAGTTTTTCGCAAAAAATTGACAAAGCCTGTAGCCTGATCTTCGCGGCCTTTTACAAGAGTTTTTCTTGTACCTCTTTTTCCAAATATGGCCATCAAAGTAGCAGCCTCACTACGAACACTGGCGGGCAGCTTTTTAGATTGTCGAAGTCTGTTGGCAAACTGCCTGAGTTTTTTAACACTTTCTGAATCCATGCTGATGATACTGCCAATGTCAGGAGACTGCACAAAAGTTGGTAAGTCAATTCTGGCGTTGCCAGGAAAGACCACATCAGCGAAAGCATTCTTTATGTCTTCCAGCTGCCGATTGAGGTCATTGACATCGATACCCGGGGTTGATGAAATGGAAAATGCTGTACCCATCAGCGTCTTGGACCTGATTTGATTGGTGGCGTCCATGGAAAGTGTCAAGCCGATATTGACAGTACCATCGGCATTGATGTTGTAGTTGCTGTTGACCAGCGTGTAGAGCTCTGAAACTCTCATGGAATCCACAAGCGTGCCTATCCGGGCTTCCGCGTCAGAGTCAGCCGGCCTGGACAGATTGCCGCCATCAGGGTGAGACCAGCCGTAAGTGATCTGGAACTTAACGTTTGGGTCTCTTCTTGGGGCCACGAACTCGGAGATCTCGTTGAGCCGCCCCTTGTCGAAAAGGATCAGGTTCATCTCGGCCGACTTGTAAGAAATGGTGCCAGCGCCAGAAAAAGAATCGGTGATCGTGATACCTTCAATTGCCATAAACGGTCGGAACTTATCGATGGGTCCGCCCTTTTCCCGGGAATAGGACACGTTGGTGGAGTCGACTAGCGTCTGCGGCGTGGTGAATATTTCCATGCCGGCCACAGTGCCTAACGTGGCGTCGTTGGCTCCCTTGACTGCTGGGTTCTGTGTGAATCGACCCAGCATGGCATCATTCGACTCGTCACCAGCGCCAAGAAATTTTCCCAGTGACATTTTCGGCGCACTTTTGAAATTGCCGTCTCCTTCTGGGACTGCTGTGATGAGTTGCACATCCATGTACGGAACAGCCTGAGAGATGGACAGCGTGTTTAGAGAGTTGAGAAACAGTGACGTAATTTCAGTGTCTGTAATGTCCAAGCCGACATTGATTGGAAAGATCTGCAGGGCCATTACGTTGCCTTCATCGTTTATAGCGGCAAAATCGCTTATTTTGACATTTCCTGTTCCAACACCCCAGCCCTGGTCTGACTTTTTTTTATAATCGATCTTATCAAATTTCGTTCCGTCTTGGGTGATGGCACAAAAATCATCAGAAACTAAATTTTTTGCCAAGTCAGATAATTTAGCGTTGTCTGCAAACCCAGACGTGGACTGGCTAAAGATGGCATTCAAGAATTCGGATTTTGGATTTTTGTCGCCGGGGCCGGCGCCACCATCACTCTTGCCGTCTGCAGCATTGAGAAATGCATCTCTAGCACGCAGGCCAAAATACTTGGCCAGTTCGTTGTAAGCCCTTCTGGCATCAGTTGGCTTCACAGCGCTGCCTCTACCTCGGAGATGTCACTAGGCACAACCAATCTGGTGCCGGCCGGCACCTGTGGCCACCAACCAACTCCGCTAGCCGCTGCAATCACCCACCACAGTCGGCCGTCGCCGTACTGGCGACCAGCTATAATATCCAAGCGCTCGGCATTGGTGGTGATCGTTTCAAATGTGGAAACGGCACCGTTGTTGATCGCGTCTCGCAAGCGCACGATGGCTTGATTGGTGCCTAAAAGCTTGCCGCCCTGCACAAAATTGTCTTCGTCGTATCTGCTAATTGCCATCTGTAATTCTCGACTTTGGTCTAGAAGTCAGTGCCACCTACGCCGGTTGTCTTATTAGCACCGGTGCGAGCCTTGGCCAGCTTAGGCACGATGCCGACTTCTTTGCCAGTGTAGTTGTTATCATTTACTTCATTGTTCGTTTCGTAAACGTCGCCGAATGTGGTCTGCGACGCGCTGTTCTTGGCCAAGTTGCCGACTGGGTGAGACATGGCCCTCATTCGACCGTCGCTGTCGAGGCCAACAGGCAAGTCGTGGATCGGTGCAAATGCCATGGTAATTGCCACAGACTTGGGAGCTCGCGAGCCTTCGTCTATGGACCAAGTGCTTTCTGAATAGTCGAAACTCAGCGAGGTGATGAAACCGGCCAAGCCCTTACCTTGGGTCGATTCGAAAGAGCGCACGATGGCGTTTTTATCAGAAGAAAAGAAGTTGTCAGCTATTGTCTTTCCATCTTCAGCTTTTTTCTTAGCTTCCTCTATAGACTTGTTATCTTTTTCGACCTTTGCGTTAACGCCACCTTTGTAACCATAGCCCTTTGATGTGACATCTGGCAATACGAAGGCTTCCAAATTCAATTTTAAAATAGGCGGCACACCATTTTGCACGGTTTCTTTTTTATTGCCAACAAAGACGTCAACCGGTTTGATTTTTCCTGTTTGTAGATCTCTAAACTCTACGATCGCCCTAAAGTGATCAAGCTTACCATCTTTTCCTTTTTTATCTTCGGCTGTTCCGTTGACGGACGCAATTCTGATAATGTGAGCTCCACTTACTTTTACTTTTGCGCCTGGGGGACTAGAAACTTCGTATTCTTTTCCCTCTGTAAATTTTGCATGCAAAAGCTGCTGCTTGAAAGCTTCTATTCTTTTTTCTCTGTCATTTCCTATCGCATCAAGCTTTTCAACCTCTTTCTTTATTGAAGTTGCAAGTAACTTTGGTCCGGATTCGATGTCTTTTGAAGTCGACTGATCTGCCTTGAAATTTTCTGAATCAGCTGAATATCCAAACAAGTTGCGCAGTGCTGTGTTTGAATAGTTGGATTTGTACAGATCGCCTAGCCTGATTCGAATCAAGGGCGATGCCGCCGGCACTTGCGAGAACGGTTGGATGAACTGCACATCTTTGCCATCCTGCTTCACGGTGCGAGTCAGGCCTTTGGAGTATTGCGGATACATCATGGTGACAAACTTGTTGATCGTGTACCACATGGCATCGAAATCAGACTTACCGAATGCAACCAGTTTGAAAGATATGTTAATCGCTCGCTCAGTGCCGTTGTAAATTCGAACCGGGTCTTGCCTGCCGTAAGAAGAGACTGCATTGTAGTTGGCGTTGTAAGAGTCATCGAAACTGGTGACAAATGCCGGCATGGATACAATCTCGTGCGTGCGCAGATCGTGAAAGTAGAATGGCATGTACTCGGCTTCTAGGACATCTTCCATGCGACGCACGTTTTCTTTGGAGGCAACAAGCTGACGTCGAGAAGCCAGATTGGTAAGTCTTGTGTCAGCCACCTGCGATGCCGGGAATGTGCTTAGCGATAGCGGGTTTTTATGGTCGCCGTCGATCCATCTCGAAATGTTTTTTCTGACTTTGGCAATCGCACGAAGCTTGTTGACGCTAGCGTATTTTAATTTCCTTGTATCTTTTCCTTTGTCGTCTTCTTTGCCTTCGTATTCTATTTTAGCCTTAGCACTCACAGGCGACTCGTTGAGCCGAGTATTGAACAAAGCCTTTTCGTCTGGCACGGAGCCGAATTGCGACTTTAGGATCGCATCGCCCACGGTGGCAGAAATCATCAAGAACTGGTAGACTTTCGAATTGACCAGCTTGTTGAGCGACGAGAAGAATTTTTCCAAGCCTTGAGACGCCGTACCCTGAGTCAGCTGACCGAAGGAGCCAATCACCTGCTGGCCTGACATGATGATGGTGCGCATGTAGTTGGCGTAGTAAGCCGGTGAGGTGAACAAGTTAAGGGCAAATTCAACCAATCCTTGGCCACTGGCCAACGTGGCTTCTGTGTCGCTTCTGCCCATGCCAGGCGGAAAGCCGATCATGGCAACAATGCCAGAACCTAGCGAGTCGCCGAAGCCGTAAGAGGTTCGCGGAATGCGCAAGAAGTCTTCGATCAAGAAGTCGATAATGGCAGACTTGGCACCGCCCGTGCCTTTTCTGTATCGGCCGAACTCCAAGTTTTGAGGATTGTCAGCATCAACGTCGTCCAACTCTGGCTCACCAGTTGCTGCTGCAATGGCTTCGATCACCAAGCCTGTCACCAAAATGGAAGCGATTGCCAGCACAGCCAAGTAGAGCATGCCGACCGAGTCTAACAGCACACCGTTACCGAAAGGCTCCAGATAGTTGTTGAGTTGGCCGTGTGAGATGGAGTTGTAAGGTGTGCCGGCGTTGCCTCGGAAAGGTAGCTCTGACCCATCGCCAGATTCGAGCTGCATGAAGCCTTTTCCACCAGTCGCAGCAAGAATCTTGTCCTGCAAGTCTTTCGGCACATCACCTCGCTCCATGGATCTAATGTCGAGCTTGCTGACACGGACACCTCGGAGCCCCAATTGTTCGAGCGGATTCTGCAGCACCTTGTCGCCGTTGTCATCACTCAAAAGGCCGAAAGAGCCGGCGTAATCGCCCGTTGCCCTGACTAGAAGAGCCTGACTGATGAGCTTCATGTCGTTGGCAGTGACCCTGGCAGTGGCCGTGCCGTCAGCTGCAACCGTGCCGTCTTCTGTTATTTTGGCAACGAACTTGCCCAGTTTTCTCTGAATGGTGAACAGACCTTGAGTAGCATCGCCCTCGTTGGTGCTGCCACCTTTGAAGAAAGGCGAGTTCTCCGTCGGGTGATAGAGGTTGTTGGCCTCCAGCATGTCGATGACCGAACTGATGACTCCTTTAGGGTCAGTGCCGGCAGCAGCGGATTTTGCATATGCATCGCTAACTGGCTCACCAGGCTTGGGCACCTTCAATACTGGGGCCGAAGGATCACTGTTTGTTTTAGGACCGGTCTCGCTTATCAAAGTTGATTGGCCAAATCTAAAGCCTTCCAAAGAACTAATAACGCCTTCAGTCTGGTATTCACCGCTGGTGCCGTCAATGTCATTAGAAGTATTTTGAGGCTTGTAAGCGCTAGCGCCGGCAATGGTAGTTGTTTCGGCCCCTATGTAACTTGCATCTTTATTTGCTGGTTCAGGCTTATTTGTGTTTTCATCGCCGATGACATCGGTCATCAGGTATTCTTGTGCAGCCTGCACAGTCTCTGGGCTGACATCGGCAGATACACCAATGCTGTCGCTAGAGACCGGCGCATCTTTCTCAGCTGGCTTGCCCTTGTTCCAGATTGCGGGACCAGACAGGCCTAGCGTGGCTTTTTCTTTTGGAGTTTTTGCGTCTCTTTCAGCCACCTTGGCGTCTCCTCATCACTTCTTTTAGAAATTCCGGGTCGTTCTTGATTTTATCGGTCATGGCATCGGCCACGCTTAGACTCTGTGCAGCCTGCTCGAGCAACTGCTCTTGCATATTCGGCGCACAGCGGTCGATGAGTGCCAGCAGCATGCCAGCCATTGGATTGTCAGCAGACATGGCCTGCAGTCTCTTTTTTGTGTCTTCGTTATTCATGATTATTATGATCCGCTGGTCCCGAAAGACGGTGCGCCGTCATGGCCTGATATGTGGCGCTTCTTGCCAGCAATAGTGCTCACATCGGTTTTTAGCAGTGTACGACCCAAATCTCTGGCGTTGATGTGGACATCGACTTTCATTTCTAAGTTTTCGTGTTTGTGCGTGACAACAACGTTGCCGCCTTTTATCTTTGCCAAGCCATCGAAGATTGGTCTTACCATTGTAGTCTCTTCTTCGGAGACCATGGTTGCTTGTGTGTAGGCGTCATTGAAACTTTCAAAAGCTGTTTTGGTAGCAATGGCTGTGTCCCTCAGGTAGTTTGCTTTTATCGACAACTTGGATCTCATCGCCTGCTTGCCAACTTTGCTGAGCGCAGACACGACGCCACCCAAGCTTTCTAGATTGTTTTCAACTGTAACTAGCTTCGCGCCGGTAGCAGTATCGCTGATGGTGCCAAAAGTGTCGTCAGTTAGCATAAGTGCAAACTTGTTCAACTCATTCATTGCAATTTTTAGAGTGCCGTCTTTTTCTTTTGAACCAAGAAACTTGGCAAAATCTGCTGCAGAAATTGTTGGAAATTTGCCTACATTTTTCTTCAGCGTCTTAATGCCCGAGCTAATGCCTCCGATGCTGCTAGCAACCGGTTCGACGAAGTTCTGTATTGCTCTTAGTTTTGAAACAATTGTTTTCTTTTTGTTCTCTAGGTCTCCAGCTTCCAACCATTCCCGGGACCAACTAGGCAGCATGCTAAGCACGGCCTGTGCGTCTCCCGCAGGAACATCGCTCTTTTTAACGGTGCCTCCCAAAAGTGGTGATAGGCCAGCAATAATCATGCCAGGAACGTCTACCAACTTTTGGGCGACATACTCCATGTCTTTTTTCAGTGTTTTTTGATTGAGATTTCTAAATGTCTTCTTAAGGGTTCTCACTGCAGAAATTACATCTCTGAAGCCTTTTGCCAGACTAGACATTGCATCCCCTAACGGAGATATGTGCTCAGCAACCTTCTCGATTCTACCAACTACGTATTTAAGCATTGTGGGATCCATGCCTGATGCTTTTCCAAAATCATATTTCCGCAGAGTTTCGCCTATGATTTCAATGGTCTTATAGGTGCTCTTGAAGACAGAGTCAATTTTGGCCGCAACAGTTTCGATTGTAGTTGTCCCCATCTTTTTTTGCAAGGCTTGGAGAGTGTCCCTGAGTTGGATAATGTCTCTCAGCCCGGCTATTTTGGCATTTAGTAGAGCAATGTCTTTTTGCTGACTCTGTATCTCTTGGCTCTCCATGGCTTGGTGTGTTTCTTTAAGAATTTTTTGTTGCTGCATGTCAAAGATTTCCTGTTGCGAATCCAAGAACTTTCTCTTGGCCTGGCCATTGTTGAGCATTTCCTTAGCAAACGCAGGATCGACACCCATCCTTGCATACATCTGCATTTCAGCGTAACGGCGCCCAGCTGTTAGCAGATCCTTATGTCCCAATTTTCCCTTGGCGTTTCTTTTCGCTAGTTCTTTAAACTCCCTCTCAACGATTAACCGTTTGCCTTCAGCCTCATTTACCATGGCGTTTACTTGCCGCTGTTCAGCCGCATCCGTCATCGCCTTAATTCTTTTCATCTCGGCTTCGACCTTACCAGGCAAGTCAACGAGCCCGAACGTCATGCCTTTCAGCATGCCCATGGCAAAGTTGCCGGCTGCATTCTCGCCCGATGCGCCGCCGATGCGCTGCCAGTCTGGATCGTTAGCAATCCGGTCCATTTCTTGGAAGCCCTCAACAGCAGCCAGAGCTACGCCTAAACCAGGCAATGCTTTGCCCAATCCGCCGCCGACGCGCATAAGTGCCTTGCCGCCGCCTTTCATCAGCCCTTTGGCGCCTAGGCCTCTTAGTTTTCCAAGGCCGCCCTTTAGTTTTCCAGGGACACCTTTCACACTTCTCAGTCCCCTCTGTAAATGGGACTGTTCGCCGGTTACGAAAGCAGACTTGAAAGACTGGAATCGAGTGCGACCTCTGGTTCTCTGGGCCCTGTAGACCTCCCTTCTGGTCACTTTTCTCCCTCTTTTACTTTTTCCTTTTCCGTCACCCCCGTCTGCCACGTCATCCAGGGCATCGCTTAGGCTATCAGCAGTATTTGTGCAATTGCTCATTTGTCCGCACATGTTTTGAAGGGCCTTGGTATTTTGTTTCATAGCCGAGGCTAATTTAAAACTTTGAAATGCTTTGAATAAAGAGGGCCCAACGAGAGCGGCCACAGTTACAATTCCGGCGGGCGATGTAAGGAAGTTTTTAACCCCGTTCATCAAGGCTTCACCGATTTTTTCTCCCATCTTGGTGATGACCTCGAGCGCCTTAGACCCTTCCCCGAAAGTTTTTTCGATCTGAGCACCGAAATTAGCAATGGCTCCGCCTTTGTCGAACAAGCCCGTTAGTGGTTTCACCATGTCTATTAGTGCACTGCCCAGCGCTGATTTTCTAATTTCCTTTTCTATGCGACCCAAGACGTCGGAAATGGTGGTGTAAAAAGCCTCGAAGGGACCGTCACCAGCTTTGGTTTTATCGTGAACTTCCTTGAAAAACTCGTTCACCTTTGCCATCATTGGGGTCAAAAGCTTGTCGAAAATGCCAGAAAGCGCATTAGCAATGACTTTTACAGCAAAGCCTCCAAACTCTTGCATGCCCTTTAGCATTTTAGCTAAGCCTTTGCCACCTTGGCCAAATTGGCCCTGCAGAGCGCCAGCAGCATCTTCTACAAATTTCGTGATGTCGCCGGTTCTAAACAGGGTTTCGAATAAAGGCTTAAGGGATCTTGTCAGGGCTCTAAATTTAGACGGCTGCAGGAACTCTGACAGGCCTTCCAACATGTCTGAAACGCCAGGAGCTATTTTAACAAAGAGCCGGCCAATCTGAATGCCAAATCTTCGCATGATGTGCAAGCCGCGACGAATGTTTCTGAGCACGCCTCTGAACTGCTTGGACCTCATGATGCCAGTCTCGAAGCCTTTCATGAACGAATCGAAGAATCCAGTCACTTTGCTGCCTGACATCGTCTGGATCAACCGCTTGATGCCCTTGGAAAGTTCACGCATGACCTGTTTTTGGGTCAGCTGTTTTTTGTTGGCTTTCTCAGATTCTTTGGCAATATTATCGTAGCTGATGCCCTGTTTGTCCAGCGCAAAAGCGGCTTCCAAACTTTGGCCCTGCAACCCTGTCAAAGAAGACAAGTACTGGCGCTGTTGGTAGTTGAACTTGCTTAGATCCTTGCCGGTGGCAAAGAAGGACTTGCGCAAGATGTCAATTTTTTCCGCTGGGTTCTGAGCGGACATCAATTTCATAGAGTCGATGTTGAGACCGAATGCCTGGTTCAATTTCGAGGCTGCTTCAGTCGTATCAGCAAAGCCGCTGAACTTGGCCATCACACCAGCCATGTCCTTGATCTCTAGGCCTAGTTTTCTGGCATACGCAGTGATCGGTGCGAATGCCTTAGGGCCCAAGTGGCCAAAGTTCTCAACGTCCAGGTTGAGCTCTTTCATGCCCTTGGCCATGTCTTTAACGTCTAGGCCGAAGCGCTTGGCTGTCTGGATGGCTGTGCTGCCAAACTCCTTGAAAGAGTCGGCAATGCTTTTGCCTCTGATCTCAGACAGGCTAGCTAGCTCAGCGAACTCCTCTTTGGTCATGCCTAGGCCGCGCTGAAAGCCCACCAAGTTGCCGCCCATCTCTTGGAATTGCTTGCGCAATCGTGAAATGTTATCGCCGGCCGCTGCGAACTGCTCGTTGATGTCTTTTAGCAGAGCAGCCAGGCCATCGCGGCCATATCCGAACACTCGTCTGACTGACAGGCCGGTCTGACCTAGTTCTCGGGTGCCGTTTCTCAGCTTTTCGAACGTTTGAGATACAGCTTTACCGGTGCCAGTCGCTAAGTCGCCAAAGACTTCTCTGACCTCTTCATAAGCTTCGGCTATAGGTCGACCGCCGGCTCCCTGTTGAGCCATGTCAACAAGAGCACCGAAGATCTTGAATGGGAATGACAGAACTGCAAAGGCAGCTTTAGCTAGCGAAGCCCCTATGCTGAGGACAGCAGAGCCGACAGACTTAAGTACACTCAGTCCGCCACTGAAGACGCTGCTGAGTGCCCCAAAGGCGCCGCCCAGCATCGAGAAACCGCCGCTAGCATCCTCGGCTGCTTCAGCTGCTTCGTTCAGAGCATCTTCTAACTCTTTGGCCCTGTCAACGCCGTTGGAAATTTCTGAGTTGCTTTCCCTGATGGCGTTGGACATGCTCCGAACTTGCCTAGTAGTCTTTTCGCTGCCCACGGTCTGCGTGATCTTGCTGGCCAAGTCAGACTGTGTCGACAAAAGCTTGTTTTGTTGCGCTAACAGGTCGTTGCGTGCCTTGATGGCATCGTTAATAGACTGTTGTAATTGCAGCTGTTGGGATAGGTCCGCCATGTGATCTAAATATCACAAAACCAAATTAGGTGAATCTTCTCATTTTTGCAGGCACGTCGCCTCTGTGCATGCCTGAAAGGGTGCGAGTCTGGGCATCGTTGCTGTGGGCCGCCCTGGACTGGCCTCTAGATCTTTCCATTTCTTGGACAAATCTGTCGACAAACCACTTGCGCTGCCATATTGGCAGGCTCATGGCTTCTCGATAGGTAAAACCCATGTAGTACATTAGCAGAAATGTGGGCTCTAGGAATATTTCCTTGTCGCTAGGCGTCAGGCCAAAAAAAGCTGGCGCCGATTGGCAGGTTCACCTCCGACTCTTCGAAGCAGTGTGGGCAGTTCATCCACAGTTTCATGTCGACACCGGGCTCGTTGTCGTCCATGTACTTTCTAAGCATGCGACTGTCACGAGCCGGCATGTTGCGGATGAACTGGGCGATTTTATTCTTGTCCGTGATGCCGTCGACCGACATGACGCTCTGGTGAAGACGACTAGTCACCACATTGTCATAGTCGCCGCCGATCTTCTTCTTGCGACGTCGCTCGGAAGCAATCGACATATCTTGCTCGTCTTGACCGGTCAGAAATCGGAAAACGACCTTCTTCTTAGAGACAGGCAGTTCAAACTCGAAAGCATTCTCGCCTTCGGCGACCGGCTCAATTTCCAAGCGTCGGATTGGCAGCTCTGATAGATTAAACTCTTGCTTGCTTCTTTCATCGCACTCGGGACAGTCAACCTCTGCCTCGTAATCGGCACCGTAGCCAGTAATTCGAATGGCAGTCATCAGCGCATTTCTGTCACCTGAAATTAGTTTATTGACGTTGATGGACTTGTCAACAACGCAAGACTTAATGAGCTCCGAAATAACCGTGCCCTTCTTGATCAGCGCTCGAGAGGTAAGAATGTCCTCTTCCTTGGCAGTCATTGCCTTGATGTCAATGTGCGTACGATTGTGTGACGAGGTATCAGCTGGATAGACTTTGCCCTCGGATGGAAGCGGCACAGACTCAACTGGCACCTCCATGTTAAAGTCATCTTTCATGACGTTACGGGTAGAAAAGCCTTGCTGCTGCGCCTGTTGCGCAGTAAAAACCGAATTGCCGTCTCTTTGATCTGTCATATTTTCTCCTGATCGATACACATAGGTATTCAAACTCCATTGTTTGAATTATCGATCAGGTTGTAAAAAATAAAAAGGGGCCGGCTACAAAGAACCGGTCCCCTTCCAATCACAGCTACTTTTTGTGTTCGCGCGCTATTTTATCAGTACTGAAGTACGCAGTTATCGAAGCGGATCGTGATTGAGATCTCACTCGGATCAGACGCGCCGTAGTCCAGCGAACCGAAGTCAGCTGCCGTCAGGAAAGCGCCCTTGATGTCCCAGAGCTCGACAACCGTGCCGATTGGATCGAGCATCTTGAGCTGGATGTCACGCTTGTAGAAGTCAGCGTAGCCAGCGCGACCAGACACTGACTCAAAGTGCGTGCGCACCCACTCCATAACCTGCTGGGCGCCGGAAGGAGCGATTGGGTCGTGCAACGTCACTGACATCGTCTCGAAAGAGGCCTTGCCAGCAATGTAACGCTTGTGGTTGATGTAAGGGATCTCGACCTCTTCAATGGAAATGTTAGGACGAGAAGCTGTTTTTACGATGAATGCATCGATGCCCTCAATAGCAAGAACCCACCGAAACTGGCGTTTGGGCTCAAACTTATTGGGTAGCATGTCTGTAACTGCGAGTGTTTCTGCCATTTTATTCTCCTAGCTGTTGCATATAAATATGCAGTTCTTTCCTTTAGATGTTGTTACTCACGACAAAGTCAAGTGACACGAATTCGACCGATCTCGTAGGCTGCAAGAAGATGCGACCGCGAATGGTGTTGTTCTCAATGTCTGCCTGCGTGGTGGTAGTTGTATCAATGATTACCTTGAAGCGGTCGAGACCGCCCTGCGCTTGGACTGAAGCCAGGATGGGCTGCACGCGTGCCTGGAAGGCAGCAATTGTGGAAGCCTGGTTTGGCTCGAACAAGAACGTTCTAGCAACGTCTCTGACTCTGCGTCGGACATCGATGAGCAAACGTCGGACATTGACTCGATCCAAAGCACTCTGCGCTGCGAGCAGCGTCTTCTGACCGAAGACAGTCACGCCGGCAGTTGCAGTCACATCACC